CATTCACTATTTAATACTCCATTTTGTATTAAATAATATCCTGCACATGTCCCAGTAATACCAAAGATATTAACACCTTTTTTTATATTACCAGCTATTAAATTTAAAATGAATAATAATTAAAAAGAGATAGGGATATTTAACAATCCTTATCTCTTATTATTTTTTTAATATTTATGATATAAATATTTTTACTATAAACACGTTACCAACGTGTTTATAGGAGAACAAGAAACCATAAGATCTTATAAGTATGAGTCAAAAACAGAGCATTTTAAATAGATCAATTTGTTATAGACCATTACAAGAGATATGATACATGCTTATCATAGAGATTAATTGCTAGAAGAGTGGGTAGCTTCTAAACGAATTATGTTATAATCTCATTACTCTTAAGAATGGAGGGTTTAGTATGGGTGAATGCTTAATCCTTAGAAGCGGTGGCATGGATACGTCCGATGCCACTGCTACTTCTGATAAAATATTAACTGGATATACTGTATATGTAAAAGATATGTTAATAACTGGAACAATGGTAGATCAGGGAGCTGTGAGTCAATCGTTAAATTGCGGTGATTCATATACAATCTCAGAGGGATACCATGATGGAACTGGAAAGGTAACTGCAAATGCATTGAGTGGACAAACGTCGGCTAATGCGCAGGCTGCATATATTTATAAAGATAAAACGGCTTGGGTGAATGGCTCTAAAATTACTGGAACTATGGTAGACCGTGGTGCTGTAAGTCAGTCGTTAAATCCTGGTGGGAGTTACACGATCCCAGTCGGATATCATAACGGTTCTGGTAAAGTGAGTGTATCATCACTTTCTGCTAATACATCTGCCAATGCGCAGGCTGCATATATTTATAAAGATAAAACAGCTTGGGTGAATGGCTCTAAAATTACTGGAACTATGGTAGACCGTGGTGCTGTAAGTCAGTCCTTAGCCGCAAATGGGTCATATACCATTGCGGTTGGGTATCATAACGGTTCTGGGAAAGTGACTCAGAGTCTTACAACGCAGGCTGCAGCCACTATTACACCAGGTACTGCAAACAAGACGGCTTGTGCAGCGTCTCGTTGGACAACGGGAGCTATTACGGTAGCTGGTTCTATCAACTTAGTAGCTGGTAATATCAAAAAAGGTGTCACGATTTTTGGTGTTGCCGGAACGTTAGAAATAATATAAGGGGGTATCTATATGGGAGAATGTTTAATTTTGCGTTCCGGAGGTATGGATACTTCCGATGCAACTGCTCAGGCTGGACATATTTTAACTGGATATACAGCATATGTAAAAGATGTATTGATAACTGGTACGATGACAAACTGTGGTGCTGTAAGTCAGTCGCTAAATCCTGGTGGGTCATATACAATTCCGGTTGGGTATCATAATGGTTCTGGAAAAGTAAGTGTATCATCACTTTCTGCTAATACATCTGCCAATGCTGTTGCTGGCAATATCATCAGTGGCTACACGGCTTGGGTGAATGGAAGTAAGATTACTGGTACGATGACAAATCGTGGATCTGTGAGTCAGGCTTTGAACTGCGGTGGGTCATATACCGTCCCAGCTGGTTGGCACAGTGGGAGTGGTAAGGTAACTGCAAACGCATTGAGTGGACAAACGTCTGCCAATGCTGTTGCTGGAAACATTATCAGTGGCTACACGGCTTGGGTGAATGGAAGTAAGATCACAGGTACGATGACAAATCGTGGGACTGTGAATCAAGCTTTGGCCGCAAATGGATCTTATACCATCCCTTCTGGTTGGCATAGTGGGAGTGGTAAAGTGACTCAGAGTCTTACAACGCAGGCTGCAGCCACTATCACGCCAGGTACAGCGAATAAAACTGCCGTCGCTGCCGGAAGATGGACGACAGGGACAGTTACTGTTGCTGGCGCATCGACACTGGTTGCTGGTAATATAAAAAAAGGTGTTAATATCTTTGGTGTAGTAGGAACTGCAAATCCAAAAACATACATTATCAAAGCTGGTGCGGTACAAAGTGGATATAATATTGGAACGTCACATTGGGGTGACGGTGACCATGCTGCGGAAGGTAACTTTAGTGCCAATTCGTATGGTGCATCATGGTCATCATCCGGTGGGTATCTTAATGTAACTACGTCAAGACAATCTCAAAAATCTGGTAGTCGAGAAGACGGATATTATTGGTGGTATTGGTATTCAGTTGTAGTAATAACACTAACATCGTCGATAACACAATTGTACGTCGATGTTGCATCAATAAGTCGTGAAGACGGTATGTGGGTTAACCGTTACGATCTCCCGCTTTCTGGTTATAATGGAGGCTATGGCTATAATGCTGGAAAATTGGTGACTAGCTGCCCAACTACAGTAAATGTTACAATAACTTCAGGCCGTCCTTATCTTGTTCTTGGTAGTTGTAGTGGATATAATGCAGTGATGAAGATATCCAATATCTATTATTAAAATGAAATTTATCAAGGGGTAGTTTTATAAAACTACCCCTTGATATTTATTGAAGCATAGAATCCTTCTGTAAAACAAATTAATAACAATCTAAGAATACGAAAGGAGATTAATGATATGTCTTTAGTAAAGATTTATACCAATGACGCTCATGAAATTAAAGCCGTTGGCTATACAGATAATCCGTCTTTGAAAGAATACATTATTGATCGAGAAAAAGTTTTCGGAAATGCTTCGGATGCATTTATTATGGGATATACGTATGAGCCAACGACTGTTGATGGTGCGGAAACAGTTATTGTTACGCCGTATAAAGATCTTGACGTATTAAATATGTTCAACCGTTCTAGCGAACAGGCTGCTGGTAATGATGTCATCATTGTAAACCATTCTACCGTTGACGAAGTACGGGAATTCCATAAGAAGGCTCTTGGGCGTGTTGGGAGTGCCTTGATTCAGGCCGGTATCGATGTAAACGGGGAACATTTTTCTTTAACTGCACAGGATCAGTCGAATATTCAGCAGTTAGTATTACAGGTACAGGCTGGGCATACTGCTGCCCCATATCATCCGGATGGCGGTGATTGTCGTTTGTTTACAGCAGAAGAAATCATGGCAATCGGAACTATGGCTACGGCATGCGTTACATATCATACAACCAGGATGAACAGTTTATTTGGCCTTTTAAAGACAAAGACAAACAAAAAAGATATTCTGGCTGTTCAGTATGATACTATGCTAGATGACGAACGGATGACGAGGTTTAACGCAATTATGGAAGCCTGCGGTGTCACTGATGAATTGCGAGCATATTTCGATGCGTCGGTTGCATTGGCTGGAACTACCACTGGTGAAATCTATTCCAATATCGGTAGTATGATCAGTGAGGAGAATCCGGATACTGAAAAGCTTTTGGATGTGGTACATGCGACAGCAACTATTACAGAATCTGGTCCTGTTCAGGTTGTGATTCCTGCAACGTTCGTGGATCATACAAAAGTTAATGAAGATTCCCCGGTCTATACAGTTTCTGGAATCTTCCATGTTCTGACAAATGTTGATAATACGGTTAACGAGGAATATGATACCAGATATTCTATGGAGTACCAGTTAGTCAATGGAGCTGCATATCTTGCTATGACTGTTGATAATGGACAGGTTTTGTCCGCACTTCTTCCGATGTCTTCTGTGGAGAATCGTGAAAACGATACAGTTTGTGCAGAACAGAGATTCTTTATTATCTGTACTGGAGAAACTCCAGTTGTGACTGATGATTACAATACAGTACTTTCTGTGTTAAACATCGTTGAGCCCGAGGATTCTATGGACGATCAGTCAGTTGAAGAAGTTTCTGCTGAATAATTCATTATTATAAAAAAAGAAAGATAGATAGAGGGGTTACCTAGGTAACCCCTCTTATTGTTTTTTGACTATATTAATACGCGTCCCAATAATTATCGTCACATTTAATGTCATCATCAGAACGCTTTTCAAAGACGATATTTGTTTTTACATCGTATTGGATCGACCTTGTATTGATAGGTTCGGACGTGTCTAAACCTGCTTGGGTGACATATCGGTTTTCATAGTCTCGTCCAATTAGAAATGTGAATGAAACTGGACTACTGTCGCTATTCGAACGTGACGATACTGTAACGGTTGCAATATTCTCACAATCGTATAGTCGAATTCTGAGTTCTCTATTGGCAAAACTTGGAATGTGTATATCGATTATGTTGACAACAGGATTAATCTCTGGAACAATTTCCCGAAATGTTGCTTCATTAAGAGTAGATTTCACTCTTGAAATTGCTTCATCCATTGATGAATTGTCCCATAGTAATGTGTCAACCGGTTGTTGAAATATTTTATTGTGGAACACCGGATATAAATTGATACAATTCCCTTGCTCTGTTGGGCAAATTTCAACAGCGATACAAGTCTCTGTCTCAAATATTGTTGTAGTTGGATCATTTGGTAATGTATAAGTAATATATTTCATGATAAAACCTCCTTTTTATAAATGGTATTGGTGATTCATATTATTTGTCACACGATACGTAATGCTGTTTCAGCATAGATATAGGTAGTGGTTCATCAATGTCATCATAAACAATATATTGGTCGGCGTCAAACAAACTAGGTGCTACTATTAACATATTTGCTTCAGAATTTTCCCAAGACACACTTTTAGACAATACGATTATTCCGGATTCTTTTTTCGTATAGCTGTATATCTGAATATAAAGATCTTCTTCTTTTGGGAATTTTGATATGCAAATCTTCGTAATATTATCAAACAGCTTTATCTTGGGCGGTGTTAATTCGATTGATGCATTTGTTATAATGTCTATTACCTGTGTTAGTATGGCATCCTTTGATTCATACGCATAAAACCATTGACGTATCGGGTACATACATATTTTACCATTCATAATAGGTAAGATTTCAATTGACGAGCAAAGTTCAGATTGTGTTACTTTTACAGCGATGCAAGTCTCTGTCTCAAATATTGTTGTAGACGGGTCGTTTGGTAACGTATAAGTAATATATTTCATACTGTTTTCTCCTTTTTTGATAGTCCTTCTGTAATAGCATCGCACACTGTTCTCAGGTATACCGTACCCTCATCTATCCCATATTTTCTATTCATAGTGGGCATAATATCATGATCAGAATAATTTGTACCCACACACACCTCTTTATTGTGATAGTAATAGCAATCCATTTGTGGATGTTTCGATATTACTCCTAATTCTACCATGTGAGAAGATTTACCTTTATCATATTCCCTCATAATTGACAAATACATGTTATTATAGTTTTGGAATTGAATATGCACATTTGTAGGTTCATCTGAACCGTTTATTATGAGATCTGGTATATTGATATCTGTTATTTTGTCAGTAAAGTTATCATCGGGAGGTATTACTCGGAACATTAATTTTGACATAAAACAATTTATTCGTTTTGTGACTTTATTCAGGGCAAGTGGAAAGCCTTGTATGAAAGCTTTCTTAAAACTATTATCATGAGCGAGGTGTGCTCTACGATCCATTTCCCATATCACATAATTGCATATTTTGTTATTAAGGATTGGCAGAATTTTAATATTTTCCTGAAAATATATCAGTGTTCCAGGCATATACCCATTTCTCTCTACTTCCATACTTAGTGTTATTTTAATAGCGATACCAACTTCTGTCTCTATCATCATAATGTGTTTCCATTGGCGTTTGTCGTTGGGTGGACAATGACCATCAACCAAAGTATACATTACATAATCCATAATAAAATCTCCTTTTTAAAATAGTAATTCTTGACGATCGATTTCGTCTTTTGGATATCCGAAATCTTTTCTCAGACCATTGTAATATCCAATCACAGTAATTCCGAATAATCCAAGTTTCCTTTTCAGTGGTTTAAAATCATACACCGAATCATTATCAATGTAAATTTCTACTCGAATATTGTCCCCAACTAATCCTTTATTTACGTAGAACAGAATTGCATCTTCGAATGTCCCATTGGTACATGCCAGATAAATCATATTTTCCGTTTTTCCATCATAGACATTGTACCGAATCCCTAATAAATCAAAGACGCCTTCTGCTACCACAATTGTGATTTGTTCTCTTGACATAATATCGAGTCTAGTTGCCATTGCATAATAACTTACAATATCTCGATGCTTATCCAAAATATTATATTTTGTCCACCGATATTTTGATTGTCCAGTAACATCTCTCAATAAGACATAATCATTGTTAACAGACAGAAACCCAACATAATCACGATCAAACAACCAAAGCATTTTTGTATTGACTGGAAAATTATTCTCCTTAAGAAACTCACTAAGATTCCATACAATCTTCAATGACTGATCGTTGATCACATCGATTGGTTTTCCAACTCTAGAAAATACATATTTGACTTTTTTTAATGTATTTTCATCAGTTGGAATTCCAGGATATGTTACTGGAAGTTTTCTTAAACGACGATACCGGTTGATTCGGGTTGTTCCATTTGCATCACTTGCTTTGCGGTTGATGTCACGTAATATCTGGGAACAATTTTCTCCATAACCGGAACGTATTTTTTCCAATAGTTTACTTGTTAGATACCCATGTGCTCCACAATTATGACAATGATACAAAACTCCTTCTGCGGGATTATTTGTATCAATTTTGATGTACATACGCATTTTATTTGGATCTTTTTTAGAATCTCCACAAATGACGCACCGAGTTAATAATTGAATGTCTGATTTTACTTTAACATTTGGTAGACTTGCTAACAAACGAAACAGTTGTTCTTTTTCTGTCATGATTATCACTCCTTTCTTCTATGTAAATTTTGTACTAAAAATATAATATATACGACAATAAAAAGTAAGGCTGATGTAATATTACATCAGCCTTTGTGTCTAATTTATATTTTTGGTTATAATTTCCCATGGTAATTCAATCTGTCCAAATGATTATATTCTACATCATAAGCCATTTTCTTACAATGATTAAAATCACAGGTATGATTCATTTATATATCTTGATTATTATCATCAAAAATGATTCAATTACATTTTTTGATTATAAAAAGACTGCCTTAATTCAATTATTCAGGCCAACTAATATCAATTCATCTAATTCATTTATAAGATTTGATTAAACGTTACATCCTAGAGTCACTTCCAATTACTGGTTAATATTGAACATTTTAATTCAGTTAAAACCATTGATTGATATTTCATGGTATAATTTATTTGGTTTTGTAATTATCATTTCAGCATTGGTTCAATTAAAGGGATTGGTTAATATTCATCTAACTGATTCAATCACTATTTTGGATTGTATTTAATCAGATTGATTCATTGCTTTAACATAATTATGATTAGATAATATAATTCATTTGTGTTATATGATTACTTCTTGTATAATGGTTAAACGAATTTTTGATTATTCTTTCTATATAGTTCAAACTGCATCGTTAACTATACATCACTCTTTTGATTCGGTTGAAACATCTGGTTGTAGTTGGACGCTGTGATTCAATTTAACCGCATGATTAAAATTTCTGGAAGTGGTTCATTCTTTTTGGTTGGTTAACTACTCAGGCATTTTGATTTATTGTGGCGTTCTGATTATTGATTGACTATTTCAATTCACTTCTGCAGCCTGGATATTATCCAATGAGGTAATTAGATGCTATTTATACGGCATGAATTTTAAAATTGATTTTCATCAGTTCATCATTATAATATGGGAGAATCACATCTTTAATCATTTCAGTGCCGCATTCTTTTAGATGGTTTTCTAAGCTTGCCATGTTATTCTTTATGATTTTTTCATCTGAATGGATCATTTTAAGTTGTCCAGCTAAATCAACACCGTAAGCACGAAACTGTACATCAGAATCTTCAACTAAAACTGTATTGAGGTCAATCTTAAAATCAAGAGAAACCCCGTAACCTAATCCGACGCCAATCATTAATTCAATTGGCGTCATTGCTAAACTAACATAATCTTCATCCGCTACATTGTCCGGTAGTGTATTGAAATGAAGTTTTTCTAGTGAACCTCCTTTTTCTGTAATAATACCTTCCCACAGTTTAATGACTCCAGTCTGTTGTTCGTTGTTTAATGATGTAATTGCTGATGTAAGTATTGACAATACTTCTGCAACTGAATGTATGTCTGTGTTATTAGCAAATATGATTGCCTCGTCATTGTGGTGTCCTTTATTAAACATTAAACGGAATGTATTGTCCCAATACAATTTGTATTGAACAGTGATAAAATCACCGTTTTTTAATAGTGACATAATGGTTCCCGAAGCCATGTTTTCATTTTCAGGAAACATTATATTTTCAATGAGTATGTCCTTCTTCTTTGCTTCTTCATATAGAAGCGATGTAAACCGCATAATCATAATGGGTACCTCCTTATTTATAAAAATATCTTTAGGGTTTTAAGAGATTACGTGGGGTCGGATGACCCCACGTATGTCTGCATACTGGGTTGGAATTTTATCTCATATATTGAGATATTCCATGCCCGGCATATTCGTTTTCATCTACAATTGGAATATTAAATACACTTGCCGCATACTGGACTTTGTCTTCGAGGTCTAAACGATCAACTACTAACACTTTTGTTTCCGGGCCAATTTTTGTATCTACGAAATAATGAGCACGTAATACATCTGCTGTGGTTTCAGACACATTGTGGATTGTCACAACACCGCTCTTCCCAGTCTCCATTTCAGCCTTCGCGTTATCAATATATGGAATATAGTCCACCTCAGGTGTGATGTAGTGTACATGTTGCGGATCTGCGTATTTTGGATCGTAGCAAAGGATATATGGCCACGGTGCACGTTTTCCGTATTTGTCATAATACATTGCTTCGTATACATGGTTTAAGAAAATCTTTGTTGCATAACGAGAAGCTCGTTTTACAAGTTGACTTTGGGGGAGTTTCCCCTGGATGTATGCTTTGTAAGATTCCGTATTCTTTTTATATGTTTTCATTTCAAGATTACGTTTTGCCTGGTCTGCATACGCCCCTTCCTCATTTTTCTTAGTTTCATAAGATAAACGTTCCATGTAAATACAGCCATACTTAGAACCGCGATTTTTATTCAGAATGAAGCTTTTACCAATTAAATACATGGTTGTCTTTAAATTTTTATTGTATGGGATTTTTGCTAGGGATTTGATCAAGGAGCTTTGCGTTCTGTCACCGTCTTCGTCCTCGCACTGATCCCATATAACTTTAGCTTTCTTACCAATAACTGACCAGCCATAAGAATCTTTTAAGTCGGACAGATATTCGCACAACTCCCAAGTCACTGGGTCAGAACTTTTCATGTTCAAAGTTCTATATGCAGCCTTCACAATTCCGCCCGCTTTCTTCCCGATCCACGGGATGTTATGATCATTTAATCCACAATAGTTGATGAAATCGGTTGCTGCACAACCAATTCCGTGTTCTACATCAACTTTAAGCTGGGTTGCAATAATTGTCGCAAACACTGGACCAACTCCAACGATATCTCGCAACCATCTTGTCAGTGGTGTTGTGTCAGACCAAATTTCTAGCATTTTTGTAAGCTGGAGTTCCTGGTTGTAAGTCGATGCATATAACCATTGCGGTACAGTCATGATATCATCTGCACCCATATTTACAAACTCTGGTGGTGTTTCAACAGCCAGTACGTTAACCACATCATCTGTGCTTAATGTTTGATTTCGAATTCTGGACTCGTACTGAATACGAGTTTCTTGAACATCAAACCTGGCTTTTGCCAAAATACTAATGTCGTCTGGAGACATCGACACCAATGTTTTCCGAAATTCTTTACTAACACCGGACATGCTAATTGCTGATGTTACCAACAACTTATCCTGTTTAGTCATATTTTTTTGCTCATTAACGGCCTTTGTGAATACAGCCTTTTTCTCGTTGAGGGTCATTTTATCCATATTCTGGACAACATCACGTTTCATCTTTCCGCCTACGACGGATTTAACAGAAGACTTCTTATCATTTTCACCTGAATCTGATTTATCCTTATCGGGTTTTGGCTTTTTATTTGTAGATACAGGTCTACCTCTTTTTGCTTTTTCTGCAGCACTTTCCGGTTCCAACGGAAGCTCAATTGGATGCGTTACATTCACGATACCTTGCACGTTTTTGTCCATAGTTTGATCAACTTTTCTTCTTGCCATTTAATTATCCTCCTTTAATGTACATCATTCATCGACATAGGAATCCGACATCCTTGCCGACGGTTTGGCATTTGTTGATGTGGATATGGTTTTATATCCATTTTACCTGCAAATAATATATAGATAAACGATGAATTGAAAAAAATGAAGGTGACTAGGAATAACGTTGAGATATTATAACGGGATTTATTAAATATAAATAAATGATAGAATATTAGAGTTTTCTTATTTATTTTTATTCGTTTTTTAACAAGTCTAAAAGATATTCATATATAAGGAGGATTTAAGATGGGAAAAAAACCTAAAGTCGTTAGAGTAAAAAACGTTGATGCATTCACGAAAACAGCAATGTATCCGTCTAGTTTGGAAAATAATACAACTGGTATTCCCGAAGGTGGGAGAAATATAGGGGTGTCGACCATTCCTACTGCAAATGCTGGGTTGAGTGTACGATTAGAGCAAGGAAAACCGCCAGTCTATATTGATAATGATACAAAACAAGAAATCATTGATAACAACGTTGGAGCACAGTCAGGTCCATTGACAGAACCCAAAGCACCAGACCATTACGTAGAGAGACTGGTCCCACCCAAAGAATTGATTGACAAATACAGTTTCGCAGAAATACCAGACGGAACAGATTCAGATGTGTTTTGCGCTGAAGATGATGAGTCAGAGGTAAGTGCTAAATCATATGTAGGAACAGAAACAGACACAATCTTGAGAACCCCGGTATTTGATACAACGGATATTAGTAAATTTAAAGATGAGCATGGTCTGTCAAGTGACATTGTCGTGCTGATAAAAATATTATTCGGCTTTCTGGAAAGCCGAATGAGGCCAGATTCCGCATATAACACAATTGAATCTGTTGTGCAGTTACTTCCAACAAATATGCTGCTTTGGGCAATTGAACGGGATAAAGATTGGGCGAAACTTTGTTTGACCCATCCGAATCAGAAAGTAAAAACGTCTGCAGTTAAAAAAATATTTAATTTGACCGAAGATATACCGGAAGAGATCATTGACGCATATATTTACGGATTTCTTGCAGCAAGCAAACAATAAAAAAAATAAACCCCTAGAGGCGAACTCTGGCAAGTGAGTTTTACCTCTAGGGGTTTTATGTCATACACGGCAAAATGGGTTTGTAAAATAGTAAATTGATTTATCCACACATGATCTTATAGGAAGAAATATTATTGTAATTTATCTATGCCTAAAATGAAAACAGCAATTACCGTGCACTTATACGATTGTTTTACCCATTTAATAATATAACTGTTTGGTAACAAAGTTTTAATAGTCAAATAGAAAGGAGGGCTTTGTGAATGAATGAAATTTTACCCGATGGTGGTAAACCAATTCAGGTTGGAGACCCATCATTTATTTATAATGGAGTATATCATCCGATTTATTGGAATGGGCTAGATCCATATCGACCAAGGGTTGAAATGTTGGTTATTGATAATGGATGTAAAGTATATCTTCGGATGTATGATAAATCTCCAGAATTTGATTATCAGTATCGAATCCCTGGTGGTTCCATTGATAACGATTCAACAAAGTTGGAGCAAGCAATTGCCGAGACAAATGAAGAAGGTTTATTGGATGTTGTGGATGCTCAGTATGCCAATGTGCAATATTATGAGTTATATAAACCTAATTTTGTACTAAAAGGCGGGGATATGCCGTTGAGTTATAAAGGATCGATTAATGATGTTTTTGTAGCGAAATATAGTCGTCCATATGATAAGAAACGAGTAGAAGTAAAGGATTTGGATGATGATATGGCTAACAATGGGAAATTCTATTGGATTGATCAGATCGCGGATAAACTCCGGCCAGAACACCGACAAGCTCTGATCAATTGCCCATTTGTTAACGGTGCAATGAAACGAATAATGCGCCAGTTAGAATTACCAGAACTGTCGAATAATTCTGGTACAGACTTAAATACATACTATTATGTAAATTATCCAATGGATAATCCAAAAACGATCGCATCTGTAACGCCAATACCGGGAGTATTTTACAAAAATTATAAAGACGGACTAAGTATTGCGTCTACGGTCAAGAGACCGACGAGAGTCCCATGTTATAAAGATTTAAATGTTGCAATTACAGCATTCATGCACTATCATCCGTCGTATCATGGAGCAGTTGCAATTTACGAAGTTGATCCATTGGAAACTCATAAAATTATATCGACATCTGGAGCTTCATTTGATGAATACTGGTCTTTGGAACCAATAAGAATTATATGGGTTGGTGATGTGGTCACTGTGCCAACAACTTCATTTCAACATGAAAAATATGTTGATGGTATTAAAGTGCGTGAAACTATTACAAACAGAAAAATTTTATCTTGGTCAAAACGAAATCGGATGATACAGGATAAAGTTGTAACAGAGGGCACTACAACAATTCCAATTCCAGGGGGATTACTTTACCATGCATCTACATCCAAGATTGATTCATTTCAGCCGATGTCGTTAGATCTCGGAAATGAAATCAATCCTCCAGGATGGTCAACATTTTGTTTCGCAGATAAAGAACTTGCAATACGATTCGGAATTATGCGAGCGATTCAAAAAATGGGGATTCCATGTGGATGGCATATACCGACAAATCGGCCATATCTATTAGAAAAGGGTTATACCATCGTTCAGAATTTTCATAATATCGCATTTTATGTCTATACGATTGATCCGGAATATTGCGATGTGACTGCTGGAAACGACTCTAGATTTCCCGAACTCATTTTCAGAAACAGTGGTGTTATGCCAAAGGATACTTCCATTATCATTATTCCGATAAGTAGTATTGATGAATACGTTACGATTCTACAGAAAGAACCATCGTCTAATACAAATCCAAATGTGAATAGTTATTATGCAACTATGTTAAATCATGATTATTCTCAGTCGGACTATGTTGTGTCAAAACTGGAAAATGCTATTAAGAGCGGAAGGCTGAAACCAGGAGATGATGTAGAGAAATTTATGAAAATGAACCAGATTGAATTTGATAAAGATTCTTTCATCAAATCATTTTCAAACGCAACTTCTGTAGAAGAAGCACTTTCGTTTTCTTCTTATAAAAGAATTCCATTAACGAATGATACCATTAAGAAATTTCAATCAAAATGCCCGCAGTTGAAGCATGTGAGAACAGGTCCAATGTGCAAGGGGTATATTTGGTTAGATGGTGATGATGTCGTGGCGTATTTGAACACGGAAGAAAAATCTGATCCAAACGATGTTTGGATTCAGGCGTTGGAAGTGTTGCCCGATTATCGGGGGAACCGTTTTGCAGAACGAATGATACGAGTTGCAACAGATGAACTTTGTGCAACAAAACTTTCTGTAAATGTAAAAAATGAGAAAGCAATTAAAATCTATAAGAATAATGGCTTTCGAATTTTCAGTGAAGATTCCACGATGTATTATATGTCGACCAGTGCTGGAACAATGGATAACGCAGAACAAGCTCGGTGGTTTTCTGATAGGATAGAACCGATATTTGATACAATTATTATGGAAGATAATTATCCGTATTTGGATGATGACGAATTTGGAGTGCCTTCCAAGAGGAAATTTCCATTGGATACTAAAGATCATGTAAAATCAGCTATTCGTTTTTTTAATTACGTAGATAAGGATGACGAAGAAGAACTCGCTAGACGTTTAATTAAACGAATGAAAGAGACGGATCTTTACGGAACAGTGAAGGTAGGAAAGAAAAATCGGTTATCTTCATATTTGGAAGGAACAATCCCGCAATTTGGCTCAAATGCCAGATATGCAGTATCTACCCATGAGAACAAGATTCCAACATCTCCTATGTTTCAGTCTACATTAGCATTAGCAATTCGAGCAAATCATTGCGAAAATGGTTCGTATTTTGCATTTGCTCAGGTTGGAAATAAAATTTATCCGATCGGAGAATTTATATTCCGATTCACAAACCCGAATGAATATCAATATGAAATCGAATGGGTGAATTCTTCAAATATTGAGAAATCAGTTGTTGGGGAATCTACAAATTCTACAGATGAAAGACGACGATATATGAATGCTGGTTTAGCATTGACTAGACGAGCACCTCGTATGGAACCCGGAACGCCATTTAAAAATGGAAAATTTGATGTGTCAAGGAATGTTGTAACCACACTAATTGATTCACTTCAGGATTATGACGAATATTGCTTTATGAAAGATGATCTTGATCTTGCAATTCATGAGACAGATGAGCAGATTCAAATTCATGAACGATATATTGCTGGAAAACTGAATTTTATTCGAGCAAAATATGTAAAATCTTGTGAAGATGCTGGCGTGAATGTTACAACATTAAAGCAGCATCGAGAATGGTTGGTATCTGTTCGAAATAAATTAATTCGAGATGAGAAAAAATACAAAGTATCTGTGGAATCAACAGAATTCGTTGTTTCTAGTATATATGATCATCCAAATTTTTTATCTGTTGTTATGGAAGCGCCTGGTGATGATGAGGAACGTCCAAAGACACCGATTGATGACGATGAACCGACGGATTATGGGGATGACAACGGTGGTGCTGCAGAAGATAATGAGGTTGACGCAGAAGAAGATCGGCCTCCAACGCCAATCGATGATGACGAACCTACTGATTACGGTGAAGATGATACAGATGATGGTGAAGAAACTTCAACGGATGAGCCGACAGAAGGAGAAGAACGACCGGAAACACCGATTGATGACGATGAACCGACGGATTATGATGTTCCTTCTGGAAATGAAGATGCAGGCAGTGTCAATGACGAATCGGGAGATGATGATACAACTGCAGATACCACATCAGATGACAATTCCAATAATAACAATCTAGTAAAGAATTACTCCCTCATGTTGGATTTTGAAAAACTCTTTGCCTTCGTTGAGGATGTGGGTAATACACTTGAGTCTACCCTAAAAGCAGTTCCAGTGCAGAATAAGGTACTCATTCAAGTCTCCAGAAATCTAACTACCATACAAAATTTTATTAAAGAGTTTATCCAATTTTACTTTAAAGCTGATGACTTCCAATTCAATTTGTATTATTACGAAGTCGTCGTTCAAGCTTTAAAACTCAATCTGTCTATGATTGAAGAAATCAATAAGATTGAGTCTTAAAAACATGCATGACAAAAATCTTCAAAACGAAAGTAAGGAGGAAATGCAAGATGGCTAATTTATCAGGTAAGCAGACACAGCGGCTTTCCATGATTCGCCAGTCTGCTCCGGCCGACTTGGTTGTCTCCATGGAATCCATGGCTGATCGTCTGAGTAATCTTGTTGATTTGCGGGAAAACCCTGGTGCGATTTACAGTAAAGAGATTGCGCCGTTAGCAATAGACATTGCCATGGAAGGGATTGAGCCTTCCTTAAGCAGCTTTGATGACGATAAGTATGAACCGGACGCAGGTATTTGGATGGAATCTCTGACTGAGAATGATTCCGAACCGCCAACGTTCTATACAATGCGTCAGGCACATGAGCACAATCTGAAACAGTTAATGGAGAACTCTGTTATGGAGGCGAGAATTGCCAACCCGAATCAGAGGAATCTCAACGAGCTGACTCCATTTGAATGTTTTATGCCGTTTACAATTATCCGTTCTTATCTGCCGTTGGTTGCGATGAATTTGGTTCCGTATGTGGTTCCGGCAAAGGATTTCATTCGCTTAAAATGGCATAATAAATATATCGTAACGAAGGACGGTCAGAGATATCTTCGCCCCGACATCTACAGTGAACCGGACAAGGCTCAGGAAATCCTGGACTCTGCAAGAGGCCGCAGGGTAACATCTGAGTGGTACCCGCTCGGCACAGAAGTCGCAACTGAAGATGCTGCTGATTATGTTGGTGAGGATGGAAAGTATTATACTCTGCCGACTGAGCGTATGATTCTGAATGGTTTCGATGTACTCGGAGAGTCTGGTGGAATTCGTCAGAATGGCGATGCACTTGACATCGATATTTGTGTATTCGGAGCAAGAGCAAAGGTTACAACTTCCGATGGTGAGAAGGTTGTAGAGGCAACTGAGATCATGGCATATCCGGATCTGACCTCTATTTCTCCGCAGCGTTCTGTTTCCTTTGATGTAAGATATCCGCTGATCAATGATGCAGGTGAGATTGAGGGTGTTGTTGAAGACCGTGTATACGGCGATTATGACGGCAGCCGCGAAGTGTTTAACCTTGTTTCCCTGAATGGTGTGACTAAGCAGATTCAGTTCGGCGGTCACTTAAGTAACAAGAACAACGTTGAATACTTATCCTTCACTGATGATTGGGATGTAAAGCAGTATCCGATTGTGAACGGCTATCGTGCAAACGTGCCAATTACTCTGGAGGATTTGCAGCTTTACAACCAGACATCTTCCATTGATATCGTAGCAAATGCGATCAATGAAATCACTGAAATCTTCACTGAGCTTGAGGACAACGCAGTTATCAAGACTCTTCGTGACACCTATGTTCGGAATCTGCCGAAGGGCGTTCATCATGGATATCGCCACTTCGAGAAGGGCCCGGTTGCGTTTGATAAGGAAATTGATGTTACATACGGCGTTGACAGACTGCTGAAGAAGAACGAGTACATCCAGGATCTGATCGGTTATCAGTTGGCTCGGTATATCGGAGATATCCGTACTACCTGCCAGAATGAGCCGTTTAAGGTTGTTCTGTATGCTCATCCGAACATCGCATCTCTGTTTGTTGGCGATAATATCGACTGGAAGATCACTCCTGGTACTACCGTATCTGAGGGTATCCGGACTGACTACAATATGGGTGTTTACACAGCCGATGGTAATGCAATGAGGCTGGTTTCTTCCATGAAATTCAAGGAAGAGGACGGCGTTTGCTGGATTGCTCATCCAGTAAATGAACAGAACTGGCAGTCCATTAAGCACTTCAAGTACTCGCTGCACTTCGATCGCGATCACAGAAACAACGAGATGAAGAACGTACCGAATGTACTTGGCGTTGCTCGGTTTGATACTCATTGCTATACCCCGATTCAGGGTCGTTTGAGAATCACTGGATACAAGTAAGGTTTATGACAGTTTAAAGCTGTAGATATTTAATTGATGATAGGCTATGTCAAAAGAAGAGACTATGCCTATCATCAATTTATTTAATTATAAGCGCATTAACCTTTTTATAATAAAAATGTTGTAAAGGGAGTGTGTTTATGGAAAGTTTAAGAAAATATTTAGGTACACGACTATACGTTGTTCGTATAAAGACAATTTCTTTATGTGGTGTGGACGTTTGTATACCAGATACTATCATAGTTAAGCTAATAACCGAAATTCGTTGTTCTGAGTATACTTGCCCTGTATATTGTTTGTATAATATTGATAAGACCAATGAACAATTTCTTGGTTGCGTTAATTTAGAACGTTGTCGGGATGAAAATTATACACTTAAAGATGTCATCGTGTCTTATTCAACAACGGATGACCATTCAAGCAATATGCGTTATCGAACATTTGTGACGTTTGATGATATGATTGATTTCATTACTAAATTTACATACCAGCAACTTATTGAAGTCAAATCACAAGTTGAATCAGTCAAATTATTAGACGAAAGAAAAGGTGACGTATGAATCTGTTAATATTTAACACAAAAATTGACGCGGGAAAGGGGTTCCCGTTTATGATAGATGATGACGAATACGGTCATTTGATAACAGAAATACTTCGTGTTAGAAGAATATCTGGCCACGCGTATATCAAAACAGATCATGGAGCATTGGTGTACGAAATCACAGGAATATATTCCAATATTCTAAAAGATCCCGTTTTTGATGAGTCAAATACACACCTTATTGTACTTCGAAGGATTGATTTATTTACGAGCGCAATACCGTTTGAACGATTTGTTGATTGGCGTGGATTATATGAGTACGATATTGAACGTTGTTGGTCTATTGCGGCTGGCAGTTATTAATTTTTATATATAAAAATTAATATGGTGCACATACAAATAACGGGTATGACCTACATACTCGTTCTGTATACACCCCGTTTTTATAAGAAGATATCAAGAGTTATTTGAATACTACAATTGTACAAAGTTGTTTTTATTCGATAATTTCTTGATATCTTCTCGTGTTTTTATATCAGTGAAATGCTGTACAATCCACAAGTACATAAGATGAAGCGTACTTTGTGGATTCGTTTATTAATTAAAAGGAGGTAAAATTATCTGATGAAAATGTCAAATACGGAAATTTCATATTTGAATGTTATTCGAGATACAGTGAATGCGTACTTGAATGGCCCATTAAAACGTCCGGAATCTACGAAAATCGCAGATACAACAAGCCGGTGTTTGTCTCGTTGTACTCCTGGAATGACGATTCATGTACACTGGGAAAACACTAGAGACCCATATTGCGCAGCAATTTATCCAGATATTGAAGAATTATCCAGTAAGTCTGCTGGATTGTATGGGGTTCTTTGCGACCGAAATGGTAAAGTGGATGATTATTTAGAAGTTTGGTGTAGTATTAAAAATTGGTATATGATGCTGGACCCGAGAATTTTGGAAAAAGGAAATCCTCTTTGTTGCGATGATGGGGAACAGTTTGTTGGTATTATTTGTCATGAGTTGGGTCATGTGATGTCTAGGGATCCGATTGAATTTTTGACTACATTTAAAGAAAGTCAGGCCCGTATGGACAAAATTACGGCAATGGCGCTCCATAAAAGTTCAATTGTCCGAAATTTGATGCTTCCGATCTTTGTCACTACATCAAATTTCCAGATTATTGTCAATGATCCAAATCGGCATGGTGAACTAGAATATGCGGCAGATGCATTTGTTCCAGAAGAATACAAGGGAGCATTGGTATCTTACATGGAGAATCATGTTTTAAAAACAACTGCCAGATCTACGATGATCAAATCTAAAGAAGAATACAAAGCAGACCAGAAAAGGTCTGTTGCATTCTCTCACCAGGCATTGGAGTTAATGACAAAGAGACGAAATGTACTGAAAGGAAGACTTCGTGGAGCAGCATCTGTTTCTCCAAATACATATATGACAAAACTCATCGACTTTGTATCTAATAAAATTGCTGGATATGAAGCATCTGTTGATAAAGAAGATCCGATTGCGGAATCTAAAATTTTATTACAACTGGATAATCAGATGGCTGTTGTGGAATCAGCACTTATGGTTCCAACTATGGAATCAAAGATTGTTACCGAACGAGACATTTCTCTTCTGATGATTGATGTTGATTCGATTGAATCAACGGATGATAAGCTTTATTGTATTCAGACAATCTATGATTATATGGATTACATTACGGCTGAACAGAAAAAGAAATTCAAAGGAATTAAAGATGAGAGTGTTTTAGATAAGGAATTGAAGAAAGATTCTCGTTTAGATACATTGCATAAACTCAGAGACCGAGTAATTAATACCAGGATTGAAGAGAAGTCTGGGTATGGAATTTTTGTTCGTTATCCAAAAGGTTACGAAGGCTAACATCATATGACCGGAGGTGACCAATATCCATGGGAACATTATCGACAGTTCGTCCAAGGATTGATCAATCTTGGCTTCGAACACGAGTAGGGAGAACAGCGTCACAAAAAATGGCCGATGAGAAATGGGAGAAATCGAATTTAAAAAAGGCATTGGATCAAGAACGGAAACGGCCAAAATCGATTCCTTACAATGTATATCGTCCAATCTACGACCATACTACATCAAACCGGTCATTTATCAGTGTGCATAAACAATTAAAAGAGTTAGGAATTCCTGATGATTGTAATCAGTTTTTCTTGATTTTATACAACCCAATGTTACAGGGGGTGGATCCCTTTGATCCTGATCTGACACCTACACAAGCATTAATGGTTGTGCAAGAGTGTCAGATCAATTTATACTACTTTTTAAGAGAATGCGTTCGAATACCTGAGCAGGGTACGGGTGTTGTGCGATTCCGATTAGATCGTGCAACATTGGCGGCTGCATGGTGTTTCGATCACAATATTAATTTTTATCTCATGAAACCTCGTCAGACAGGTAAGTCTGTTGGTATTTGTGCGATGTTGGCATGGGCATTTAAGTTTGGTATCACAAATGGTGAATTCATGTTCTCTGCAAATAAGGAGAAGATTGGTAAAGATAACCTTGCTCGTATGAAGCGTTACATTTCTTTACTTCCCCCATATATGGCAAAGATGGGTACAATTTCTTGTGATAATCAAGGGAAAACAGTGAGGAAAACAGACAATGTTAAATCTTATCGAGAGCCAGTTAATGCGAACAAAGCAGTTGTTTCAAACTGTGCAATATCAGAAGAGACTGCAGAGCAAATTGGACGAGGTGATTCTCATAACTTTGAGTTTTTTGATGAGGCTGAATTTACAGCATTTATTGATGTCATTGTTAAAGTATCTGGTATGGCGTTTAATACTGCTTCCCAGAACGCAATTCGAAATGGTGCTCATTCCTGTCGTATCTTTGCAACAACACCTGGTGATTTATCCGATGAGAAGCGTTGTCAATCTGCAATGAAGATTGTCAATGACGCAGTTACATGGGATGAAAAATTTTACACTATGCCAATTAATGAAGTACGGGAGCTCATCGCTAAGAAATCTGAATTTGGTGTAGTGTATATCGAGTATGATTATAAGTCTCTTGGTTTATCAGAAGATTGGTATCGAGAAGCCTGTAAACAGGTTGGTGGCGACCAGGCTAAGATTCGTCGAGAGATTCTATTACAACGATTCTCCGGTAATAGTAAATCTCCGTTTACACAAGACGAGATCACAGAATTAACAGATGGGTGCAAGAAGCCGGTTTTTACAAAGAAAATCGGTGCATTACGTTATGAATTAAACTTCTATATTGACGAGAAGGATATTGTTCGAAATCGAACGTACTTCATTGGTCTTGATCCATCCGATGGTTTAGGCCAAGACTATTATGCAGTAACAGTGATTGATCCATATTCGTTAAAGATAGTTTGTGAATTTCGAAATAATCTTATGGATCCACCAAGATGTGTAGAATTGATGGAATATCTATGCGGAACATGGTTTCCAAATGCATTGCTAATTATTGAGAATAATAAGAATGGTCATTCCTTGATTTCATTCTTTGATTCATCGTGGTTGAAGCCAAGAATTTACTCACAACCAGAAGCACAATCAGATACTGCATTGATTCGAGAAGAATTGGATGAGCAGGGATTCATTAAAGAACAGTTGCGGAGAAGGAAGTATTTCGGTGTCAATACCAATGCAACAACACGTGATATGATGATCTCATTATTAGTAGATGCTGTTCATTTTCGAAAGGATATTTTGAATACGCAATATCTTGTTGACGATATTCGAAATCTGGAACTTAGAAATAATAAAATTGCGGCGGCTTCAGGAAAACATGATGACAGTGTCATGTCTTGGTGTTTAGCAATGTATGTGTTATATTACGGTGAACATCTGGAAAGATGGGGATTCCGAAGAGGAGAACTCCCACCAGATCTAATGCAGGACGATGAATATGTCGAATTGCAAGAACTTTACAAGAATCCATTGATTCAGAAATACTTTCCAACCATGTATCAGCAATATATGAATGAGATTCGAGAAAATTTGGGGCAAAGACATCGAGAAACTGTGCAGAAAACGATGAAAAAATTTCAATCTACTGGGAGTATGGGTTCTATTATCCCAGATATTCAAAAAGAAAATCCAGATTATATAGACGGACGCCCGTCTATTCGAGAATCTAATGAAAGTTGGAAACAAGAATTGATGATGAAATGGCAACGAATGAATCGTAAAAAATCAGTGAGAAACTAAGGACAGGAAGACACTTTGTTAAAATACTACGGTTAAGGAGGATGGACGCTCAATGTTTGATGAAGAGAATGAGTTAAATCCATTAGACTTGGAAGAACGTACGATCGAGGATTTGTTAGAGTCTCTTTCTTTAGATACAGTGAGGGATAGCATTGTTGGCCAAATTCGTGGTACAATTGCACCGAACCGAGACTTCCTTGGGATTGTCATTTCCAAAGTTCATACCATTTTAGACACAATCGTAGATACCGGAATGATTCGGGAAATTGAAAATGATGTAACCGATTTCTGTCAAAGTATTATGATTGAATTTCCAGCAGTTTTTCATATTTGTCTCCACCCGGCAGAAGAAGATTCTCTTAACCATCTAACGATGTTAGATGCAATGTATAATTTCTTCATTATTCGCCGAGAATCTTACGTGCGAGATTTCTTGCTGGATTACATTACACAGAATAAAACAATTATTATTGACCAGTTAGGATTAGGGTTGAAAAAAACTGATGTGTCAACTCTGGCCGGGAAAAAACGCGATATGGAACGAGATGATATCGCAATTATTTCATCTATTAATGAAGTAATGGATTATATTCGAGAAGATTCTGGGGTTACCCCAGACACATTCTTCAATACAATCGATGACGGTGAATATTATATTCGAACTATGATGGATTACTATGCAAACTGTGAAATTACAGGAAATTTTGTCCCTACTTATCTTGATATGGTTCTGGACGAATGTTGTAGTGAAGCAGCATTACGTGTCCGTAATGATATTCGAATTAAACTTTATCAGTCGTCAAATCTTATGAAACAGGAGGACAGAAATAGAATATGAGCGAACAGTTAGTTGGAACATCAAGGCTAGATGGGAGTTATGATATTGCTCCGGGCATGACAGCTAAAATTGTAACAAGGAATGGCCCGACTGGGGAAGAAGTTGAGGCTGAATTAAAGGCAAGGGCCATAAAGGAAGAAGAAGAACAGAAGAAAAAACAGGAACACCGAGAAGAACAGTTGACAACGTATATGAATGTGTTAAATTTAGAAGCACAGAAGAATACGTTGGTTAATAAAGTGCAGGAGTATCGTGAAGCTGGCAATGATATGTTGAGACATATCGGAGGAGAATACAGCCGTGATATCATCAGTGAAAAACTGGCAACTGTGAAGACCATTGAAGAATTAACCAAAAGGATTTCTACAGACGAGGGTCTTCTTTGGTTCTTTACGAATGATGATACTGGCGAGATCTTAACAATGAATATCAAAGATATCGATGCGAAACGTGAAATGGAATTCCGAAGAGGACTGTTATTGTATTTGAAACAGACCGATATTTATCAGGCTGAAATCGATGATGCTTGTAAACAGTTGGACGAAGCTCAGAAAGAATTTGACGTCGGAGTTGCTGAATCTATGCAGTATTTGGCTGATAACATTATAGACACAGCAAAGATGTTTCGTCAGGTTGCTGCGGAATCTCCAAATTATTCGAAGTTGATGCGGCGTGCTCAGCATATTGAGTCGGCATATACATTTGAAGTATTGAAAGAAGTTGTTAAGGAACACCCGTCTGTTGTTGAAAAAACAATCATTGAGATGCGCAAAGAGGGTGCGATTGTTGATCTTGGGAAGCGGTATCGCGCAAAACTGAAATCAGCAAAAGTACAGTCTAGTTTATTTTCGTTTATCGGAGAAGATAACGGACAGAGATCGGTTGAGTACATGGTATTGCCGAAAGATAAATTAATTCCTGGAACTGAGAACTTGTTTATTTTCATCTTAATTCGTTTCTTTGCGATGAATTCCTGGACATTAGACAAAGCAGTTAAAGCATTCCACAGTGCAGTATGTATTACATTATCTCGATTGATGTGTGACAAACTTCCGGATGAAGAAAGAATGCTCATGATCAATAATATGATCGAACTTCTTCAGCCATACTGGGATAAATTCTTAGAGATGGACGCAGCAAAGGCCGAATAAAATATTTGAATAAGATATTGGGATAGAGTTTATAAACTCTATCCCAATATTTTGTTTCTAGTGAGATTTATGTTTTATCACAAACTCATAAAGGTGGTGAATGAATAATGAAAACATCTGTTAAAAACGGAATGTTAATAAATGAAGAAGAACGATTAGAATTTTTTATATGGGATGCGTACTTAAGGAAAAAAGCAGCATCTATTACTGGTTCTAAAGTAAATTCTTTAGGTTTATTACCAGTTAGGATTTTCAAAGGGGGTAAATATGAATCGAAAACATTCATGAATCCCACATTTACACAATTTTATCCATCGGATGTACAGATGAGAAAAGAGAAAGTATATCCAGAATCGATAGAACAGCCATACATGGTTATGGTGTTTGAAAAGGGAGATCAGATTTGCCCAGTTGAAACCATTCAAGATTTAGATAATGCGGACAGATTTACATCGATGATGTTGGACGGGCAGCTGGATACAAATATTCCTTATAATCTATTGACAAAAGCATGGATCCAGAATATGATATCTAATGATACTAATTTAAATGTACCAGTTACAAATTTGGAAATTGTTCGAAAGAAGATATGTCGGGATCGGAATGATATCACAAAAACATTTGCATCTGTACTTGCAAAAAAACCGAATACCAGTTTGATTGCATATCAGTTTGCAAGTATTCGAGAATTGTGCGGTGTCGATTCTGTATTCACCGGACTATCCTTTGAGGATTTCAATACAATGCTAGCATACTCTTTGAATATTACATCATCTCAGAGAGAACAGAATATTTCTCCATTGGAGTCAATCATCAAATATTAAGAATATAAGGATAAGAATTGCGCAATTCTTACCCTTATATATTTTAATCAAAATCTGATTCAAGTTTCTTCAGTTCATTATCAATGAAATGCTGGATGATCATTATTTCCTCTTCAGAAAATAAAGTTTTAAATTCAAAATCTGTGGTTAGGCGTAGCAGTATTATCCATGGTATATTGTTTTCTTGTAAATGTTTTTCACTATCTGCATGCGCACGTACCCATTGACATAATCCATAGATAGAACAATCGTATGATCCGTCTTTTGTCAGTAGTAAAAATGGTTCAAGATCAAACAACGGAATATCAACGATTCTAGATAGTTCACTATAAGATAAAATATCTTTTGTATGCAAGTCAATTACACTCATAAGAATACCTCCTTTATCTGGTGTTGTGCTATGAACCAATTCTTATCAGAATCTCAAACGCAATAAAAAATAAGCACAAGAATGTAAAGCTGTATTGAAATAAGTGTTTCGCTGTACAGCAAGAAAACAAACAAGTAAAATAAATCTAAAAGGAGGTAAGATTCATGAGTAGTGCTTCAACAGTACCTGGTACTGAAATTGTCTTAATTGACAATACGATTTATCAGGAAGAAAATGATACAACTGTAGCCACTCCTGATTTCAATGGTATTCAGGTTGGATTTAGCGCTTTCGGTCGTGATAACGTTCTGTTGTATTATACCAGTAAAGAGCAGTTCCTGGCTGAGAACGGTAATCCGAACTACAAACTCTATGGTCAGTCCGCCTACAACGCTTGTGCTGCACTAGCTACCAATCAGTGTGGAATGTACTTTATGCGATTAATGCCAGAAGATGCAACTGTTCCAAATTTTACAGTGATGGCTCGTGTTCGAGCTGCTGTTGCTGATGAGACTTCTGTGGATGACGTTGTTGGCGATATGGAAGATACTGGTATGCGCCTGTATGTAGATTTTACAAAGCGTGTGATCGAAGGCTGTACATCTGAAAGAGAATTAAAGACAAAGCTTGCTGCTTTATATGATACAAGTGGTGCGGTCGATGAGGAAGGATGGACCGAGCTTCCGTTATTTTCCTTCTGGTCTCGTGGACGAGGCGCGGGGGGTAACTCTTTACGCATAAAATTTGTTGATGCGTTGGATTATGATTTGTATTATGAGGGACAGACTCGTGAATATACAATTCAGGTACTTCGTCCGACTACATCTGGATTAGCTGTAATTGATTCTCAGACTGGTATGATTGATGAGTCCGCAATGGATATTACAGACGACCATAACCCGAGTCAGTTTATCGAAGATCGTATTAATGATGTGGAATACGGTAGCAACTACATCAATATGATGTTCCATTCTGATTCTTGGGATACGATTGTACGTATGTACAATTCCGTAGCTGATAACAATTATCAGACTACGGTTGATATGCTTGATATTATCTTTGGCCGCATGGTATCTGGTGAACCGAATCCGTATCTAGTTCTTCCAAATGCGTATACATTAAATGTACAGGCGGTCGACGGTATTGCTCTTGAAGGAGGTTCTGACGGTGCATTTGCTACAGCAGATGCTGAGCGTGCAAAGGAAGAGATGCTGATTAAGGCATTTGCTGGTGACGTTGACAGTGCAATCAAATCAAAATTTGCATCCCCGGCTGATTTCAACCTCGATGCAAATTACAGTGATTCTGTTAAGAGGCAGATGGCAGCATTGGCGATCCTTCGTAAATACGATGCAATGACATATCTTGACTCTGGTTTACTGGAACAGACCGGTGAATATTCCAATTGGCTCGTTAGCATGAGAGACGTTTATGCATATAATCTTGTTAAAGAGTGCGGTATGTATGAGTGGCGTGACAATGAGTTCACTGGGAAACTTATTCCATTAACTATGACACACTGGTTGGCAAGAAAGCTCCCAGTTCATATGTCCATTAACAGTTTAACGACTCCGATGGCAAAGGATAACTGTATGCTGGTTGGAGGAACTGACTTTGTGACTGGAACGTTCCGTCCGGTAATTGACCCGGATAATGAGACGGTTAAGAATATCTTCTGGAAGTTTAAGTCCAACGTTTATGAATCCGTTGGAAGAAACAGATTCCAGCGTGCATGGGCAATCACAACTTGTCAGGAGTTATCTGATCGTGCAGATGAGTTTAATGAATACATTTTGCACAGAGCAGTTGCAATTGCATATGCAATCATGAATTCTAAGATCTATAAGATTGGTGAGGAATCTGATCGAATCGCATATCAGAAGCACGCAGAGAAAGAAATCAAGTATCAGCTTGGTAATTTCCTGCGTAGTGTAACAGTAGAATTTGTAATGACGGCTAAAGATGAGAAACAGAATCGTATGCGTCTGAAACTCCGGCTGGTGTATAAAACAGTTATCCATCGTGGTATTGTCGAGATTTACCTGGATCCGAGAGTTGCATCTTCTGCATCCACAGCTGCGACAATTGCATAAGGAGGTGAACAAGTATGGCTAATACAATTCGAGGAAAAGTAGCTACTCTCCAGGATAATATCCATCGGAGTAATACCAGTATTGTGAACTGTGCGTATTGGTTAGGTGGTACGGATACGACAAATGCTGCTCTTGAGCAGTATGACGTGTTGAGAACTGGCTATGGTCGTTTGTTCATTCTTAGAATGCCGGCGTACGTGGAGTTTTTGTTAAAGGAAGAGACTGAGAAGTTTAAACATATGCTTGAGTTTGGAAATGTTGGTTTCGATGGCATTCAGGGTTACACAACGGAATTCCAGTCCTTGACGGCTGGTTATGTTGGTAATACTGTTGAAATCCCGACCAATGTAAAAGACGACACAACATCTTTCACAATCAAGATTTATGAGACACAGGGTTCTTTAATTCGTACCTATATCGACTTCTGGATCACTGGCGTTGTGGATCCGTTTACTGGTTTGTCCCATTATCATGGTGCAAGAGAGGTTGATGATAACTCTTCCAGTTACGTTTTGTCTCAGGCAAACCATACTATGGAGGCGTTAGCGGTGTCCACTGATCCGACTGGTGAGGAACCGGAGTATTCTTGTCTTTTGACAAACATGTTCCCGAAGAGTTCCGACCATAGCCATTTTAACTATGAACCTGGTGAGCATAATCTAGTTCAGGTTAGTATCGAATTTACAGCAAATAAGTACATGTCTGCACAGATTAACTATATCGGAATGGTTGCATTAAAGAAGTTTGCTATCATGCGTAACTACCTGAATATGTATTCCGGCTATTCGGCTGCTGACATCGAAGAAATTGTTGGTGACAAGAATATCACCAGTTGGAATGTTGATGGTCGTGACCTTACTGGTTCTTATATGAGCCATGAGGATCTGAATAATTACATGTATGGTACTACTGATTAAGACAATTTTGTTTTGATCATTAGACATATAAATCGCGTGCGTTATGACACGCCAAATCATTACGCCTTGGACGTAGACTTTCTAAATGAAGGTCTACGTCCTTTTAAATTGAAAAATAAGAAGAAATGATTGGGTGTACATGAGTATAAAAGAAAATACATCATCCTCATTCTTACTAATATAATCAAAAAATAAATAGACATCTATATAATATTGGTAATCTCTTATAAAGAGATGCCAATATTTTATTCCTTGAAAATATGAGGTTGGGAGACTTATATTATGGAATATGAAAATTTGGTAATAAGGTTTAAAAGAAATTAATTAAAGGAGTGATTCTTATAAGAAATCTTTTAACTGACCGACTATGATTCGACAGAATAGAAACTCGTAAACCAAAATATTAATAGAGGAGATTTTACCAATGAAAACAATTAAGACAATGTTACTTGTAGTTCTTTTTATATTATGCGGATCTATGTATACGTATGCGGAAGACCCCATTGCCGAGACTCTTAGTAGTTCCTATGTGATTCATACAGGAATACATGAAAGAAGAATTGGGCCTGGCTATGTGACAGCAGTTGCACCACAAGATGAATCTATTGCATCTGGTTCGGATGCAGTTGAACAACCATTAGAAAAATCCAATCCAGTGGGGAATCGATGGTCTATTACAATGACGGAATATGAGAGAGAAATGCTTGCTAAAATTGTTATGTTAGAAGCGGGGGGGGAGTCTGATTTGGGACAGCAAGCAGTTGTGGAAGTTATTTTTAATCGAGTTATTGATCCGTCATTTAAGAATGACATTATTGGGGTTTTATCTGAGAAAGGACAGTTTACAACGTGGAAATATGTGAACAGAGGGAAACCAACAGAAAGAGTTTATCAGAATATTGACTTAGTGGCATCTGGCCAAACAAACATTTTTCCAGCTCAGACCGTCTTCTTTTCCAGAGGTGCACAAAATAAACGAATACAAGCAAGGATCGGTGGGCATGTTTTCTGTAATCGAAAATAACCACTGTTAAACATATGGAAGTGATAAGCATGGATAAAAAAATCTACGCTTATCACTTCTTTAATTAGTTCAGACAACAAATTTGACAATTTGTTAAGGAAAGGAGTTGATGTTATTTTGGCAAAGACAATGTCAGATTTAAAAGGAAGGTCTTTGATGCTTTGCAATGTGATTTATCAAGGGCCTTCAAAACAAACAGAATACCATGATTACATCAATATTATATATCGAGATCTGATTACACAGAAAAAAGAATTGTTGGTGATAGAAGATCCTGAATTTGTAATTTATGAGGTGAAGGAAGAGTTTCGGTCATTTCGAGTAGCAAGGCAATTTTTACCACTGGAACAGCTGATTCCTCATAAAATCCAATATAGAAATTTGTTTAAAGAAATTGCAAATATTGCTGGAGAACCATATATTACGTATTATAAGCAACATACATCGAGAAAAGATCGACAACAATTGTTCAAATATCCATATGTACTTGGTGCAGATATTCCAATTGAAACATATTATCGAGTATTATGGAATGATAACTTTAAGAATGATGCACGAAAAGAGCCAACATGTATATTCCTTGATATTGAGGTGAACCAGAAGCACTGGAATGGTGTTGGTATCCCAAGAAAAGGCGAGGTGCCAATTGATGCAGTAACTGTTGTAGATGACGTTACATCCACAGCATACACGTTTCTTTTACACACGAAAGACAATCCATTGGTTGATGATTTCTTGAATAATCAAGAAGATTTTCAACGACAATTGCATGAAATGTTTGATGAATCTTACCCAGGATTTACGTATAATCAATATATGTTTGATGATGAATTGGGAATGATTATGCAGATTTTTACATTAATTCATTCGTTAAAACGAGACTTTTGTTTGATATGGAATATGTCGTTCGATATTCAATACATTATTGAGCGTATTCGGAATCTTGGTAGTGAACCAACATCAATTATGTGTCATAGTGATTTTCCGACAACTACGTTATATTATTATGAGGATCACAAAACATTTGATTTTGATAAAAAACGTGATTATTTTGATATATCATGCTACACCGCATTCCTTGATCAAATGATTATGTATGCGTCATTGAGGAAATCTCAGGGTGCACAGAAACGAGTAAATCTTGATGCTGTGGGAAGACGAGAAGTGGGGGATACAAAATTAACTCATAATGACTTGGGCACATTTGCTGAATTCTCCTATACGAATTATGTACTATACGTCTTATATAACATCAAAGATGTTTTGTTACAGACAGCAATTAATCGAAAATGTAGAGACGTATTCAATTACTACAACTCGTGTTATAATAGTTTTTGTCAATATAAGGACGGATTAAAGCAGACGGTATCGTTATCTTCATTTATTTATGAAGAATTACTCAAGAAGAATTTAATTCTAGGTAATAATATCAATTTTGATAATTATACAGAATCTAAGAAATCTGAAGATACTGATAGTGAAAATGATGGTGAAAATACTGAAGAGGATGGATTTGATGGAGCAATTAACGGTAATCCAGAATTAAATGATTATGCTGGATTAGAAATGTTTGGAAAGCCATCAAAATATCTGTTTGGTGCAAGTATTGATATGGACTTCTCGGCTATGTATCCAAATAGTATTTGTACATTTAATATTTTTGCAAATACGATGATTGGTAAACTTTATATTGAAGGTGCAGAATCATCTATGAATTATGATGACGACGCAGGGAAAGAATTTGTTGAAGATATAGTTGCAAAGAATGTCGTTTTTATTGGTTCAAAATGGTTTGGTATGCCAGATGCTTATACGATTGAACAAACGATTGCATCTGAACTTGGTTACAAACCAATTAGTGAAGAACCAATCACCTGGCCATAATACCATTAATGAAAGGATGTATATGTAGATGGAAGGGACACAACTAAAAAAGAAACAATTGGACGAATTGATACGGGTTTGGAAAAGAGCAGCGCTTTTATGTAATGATTATATCATTCGCGGTGATATTTGGATTCCTGCTCAGCGTACAGCAAAATCAAGACCTGGTCGACATATTTTGGAAGGACCGCCATGTTCCAGTAGATATGCAAATAACATTTATTTAGCAAAAAATTTGACGCCAATATTAAAAGACCTATCAGAACGAAAGGGATTGAAGCAGATTGTATTTTATCGAGATGATCGAACAATTGGATTTGATTTAAATACGGGTAGTGTGATTGTTGATATTGCACATATCGATACATCAGAACAGGAATTTCCTTGTAATTGGAATTCGTTTGATGAAATTGTAAAATCTATGGAATGGATTCCGATTACAACGAGTCAATTGGAAGATATTCGGGATGGAAATCGTGTTGAACTAACTGATGGAATGTATCATGTTGTTATCACCAGAAATCATTTCAAATATTCTGGTGTTGTAAGTGCATCACGAGAAATCAATTATACAGCATCGTTTTCTATGCAATACCCGATCATTGATGAATTAGCACCGGCAATGTTATATATTTTGGTAGATTATGGGTTCTTTCGATGTTGCCATACGTATGCATTTATGCGATACGAAAAACCAGATTACAATACAATTAAGTATTAATCTTGGTGGGTTGCGGATTTGAACGTTCGCAACCCTTTATTTTTTTGTATAAAAAGGGCCATTTGGAACAAGAGTATAACGTGTTAAATGTAATGCGAAAGGAGGACGATACGATGGCAAGTCGTTCAAGAAATAATGATTCACAGCAAAGCATTTTGAATCGTGTTCAAAATACAAATCGTGAATTAAATGAACTACTTCGAGATGAGTCTCGTGGTCTTGGTATGCCAGATGGCACTCGTGCAGAAGAATTAGTTCGTTTACATAGTAAATACAATCGTGCAGTTCGTACTGGTGGTCAGAATATTTATGACGCAAAATCGGCAGGACAATCTACATACAGCTATATTGTAAATTCCATTTTGGGTAATCGGACGAATCATTATGGAAATGGTAATTTCCAGATGGATACTGGAAATACAAAACGAAATGAATGGTTAGACAGAAGTCGGCTTGAGAAATTATTCACATCGGGAGATTCTCAAGTTATGTCATATTTTATGTCGACAAATTCTAGTATTGTACATGTGTATGACGAGATTGATTCTGTGTGTAGTTACATGTATCAGTTGGATGAAGCAATTCTTTGTATTCGTGATAATATTGTTACATCTGAAGAAGTATCCGCGGCTATATCCATGGATATTTCGTTTCCAAACATTAGCTCTGATACAGATACGGCCGAATATGTTGATGCAGTAAGGGATGCATTTAAATATCAAGATTTTCAGAAAAAGTTAATTGACCATATTGTTCCGAAAGGAGTTCGATATGGCCGATATTATGTGATGATCATTCCATATTCTGAAATTGGTATAAAGTTGTATCAATTGACTGGTGGCGGCCAGTCTATGCAAATTGCCGGATTACAGACTACCAGACCAATGTTTGAATCAACGTCTAGTACAACGGATGATGTTGCGGCATTAGACTCTATAAAAGAGAATATCGTAAGTTTATATGAGTCTGTTTATTTAGACAATCATCAGTCTGAGTTACCATCCGGTCCAAAGAGGCGATTAAACAATATTTTGGAAAATTTAAACCAGATATATATCTGTGAAGATACAACCCCTCCAAATGTTGCAACGAATTTATCGTTTAAATCATTACAGTCATTGGACGGTGATGTTCAAAGATTAGTAAATGCTGCATTGACTGAACGATTGAAAAAAGAGCAGGTGAAAATTAAATCTCCTTCCAGTAAAGGTACAACTACATCTTCCGATGGAGTGGTTGATCCATCTAAAATGGATCAAATTTCGGGATGTTATCTCAAGTTAGTAGATCCAAGAGAGATGTACCCAATTAAGATCTTTGATTTTACTTTGGGTTATTATTACTTTGAAGGGTATGATTATAATAAAGAGGGAGTTACACTGACAGATCTTTTATCGAACGACATGAATTTCGATAATAATTCAATGATGATGGATAATATCGTGAACTCTGTATTGTCCAATTTGAAATATGCAGAGTTAGTTGAAGGCGATGCTCAGTTACGAACTATGGTGTTAAATTGCCTTCTCTATGCAGAGAAACGTAATTCTCCAGTGCGGGTAAAGTTTGTACCAGTTGATTACGTTGTACCCTTTGAGACAAATACAGATGCAAACGGAAATGGACAACCAGTATTGACAAAATCTTTGTTCTATGCAAGATTGTATACATCATTACTATTATTTAACATTACTGCAATTGTCACGAAAAGTACTGATTCTGAATACTATTATTTAAAGGAATCCGCATTGGATCCTCAGTACTCGAACCAGGTATCTGATCTAATGGATCAGTTACAGGATGCAAACATTGATCCAATTCAAATTGCGAATGGTAATATTCTTCATGGAAATCGTGCAATTAATAAACGATACTTTATGTCAGTTGGCACATCAGACGTTCGTCCAATTGACATAGAAACTGTATCTGGACAATCAATTGATATTCATAATGATTTTTTAACAGATTTGAGAAAAATGGCGATTGGATCAACCGGTGTCCCATCTGTTATGACGGACTTCATGGATGAGGTTGAGTATGCTACAATGTTGGGTATGGCTAATATTAAGCATTTAAAACGGTGTAACTCAATTTCTTCTGATTACGATGGGGCGATTACAGAAGTTATCAAGAAGATTTTAAAATATAACAATACATTTATACCAGATAACGTTCTTTCAGAACTTCAGATTACTTTGAAGAAATCTAAGAATATCAATAATAACATCACAAACCAGCAAATTACAGATGTTGTATCAATTGCAGACACAATGGTTAACACGTTCTTAATGGGACAAGATTCCCAGGCAACAGATTTACAGCCGTTTATTGCAGAAGAATTAAAGAAGGATCTGATTATGGATCTTACAAATTCTGCACCATGGGGTAATCTGAGTGCAAATTATGATCGTGCTGTAATTCGAGCAAAAGCTCGTAAACTGAAAGTGGATGCTGCTGGGAATACCGGCGGTGAATAAATAAAAATATAGAGAATGTGTTCCAATTAGGTTCACATTCTCTATATTTATTATCGAATTTCATTTGGGTCTGTATATTCATAATCGTCACTATCAATATCAGATAAATCAACCCCATCTGTATTGATATCAATGATTCTAAATTTTCGTCCCGTTTTATCATATGCATAATTTGCCATTGGCTGAATTGATAAAGTCTCTAACAGGTCGTCACCTGGAACTTCATAATCGTCAACCTCTAATCCGTCCTCGTCAATTCCCGCAAATCGCACAGTGTCATCTGGATATCTTAATACGCAGACATCGACATGTCTTCCTTCGTATCGAATATAACTGGATATCGCTTCGTCTGAATCATTTTGTGTACTTGCAGTAGATTCGTTATTATAATCTCCGATGCTGTATGACGGAATTGGTCTCATTGGTTGGTTATTTGGGTATGTTTCATCAGTTGCAGAATATTGATACGGGATCGAGCCAATATTACCGCCACTGGCATGTTCAATGAATTCTTTTCGATTTCCGACAATCATGCTGTAGAAGCTATCCGCAGTGTCATCAATAGATACACTATTCTCTGCATTGGCTTTTTCGTCTTTCAATGTGAGTTCGACTTGGATTTTCTTTAAATCAGCAATGTTTTTAATTGCTTGTAATGTAGTGGAATGTAAAGAATTTGCTGCATTGACCAAATCTGAGTAATTTTTTCCAACTCCAGCTGGTCCCTTACTTTTATTCATCCCACGCAATTTTTGATTTACCCAAGTGCTTTGTTCATTTACGCGTTTCAAAATTTGAGAGATCATTGCGATTTCTGATTTGTATAGATTAGAAAATCGATGTTCATCGTCTTCATTTGGAGAATAATATCCAAGGATATTTTCCCCAGTGGATTCTTCCAATGGATTTATTTCTGGTAAAAATGAACTCGTCAAGTCATTGAACTGTGCATCGGATAACATTGGTGGTGCCGATGTGTATTCATTTTGAACTACAGAATCAAGAATTTCTTTTCCTGTTTTTTCCTCTTCACTTTTTTGGGGTTTTACCACTCTGGAACGCTTACTGCTGGCCTCTTTTAACCGTTCTAACAGTTGATCACGACGTTCTTTTTCTTTGAATTGACGCCATTCTGTCTCTGTCATGACATAAAATGGTCCTCTGTCCCTCAAATCAGTTCACCTCCTTTATGAAATCTGTTACCATGATGTAACATCATTCATTTTTTCAGCCCAATATAAAACACCATTCTGGCATAGCGTTTTGGCTGGATAAAACTGAGATAAAAGATCTGGCCCAAGTTCAAGGTAATTGATTGTATGTTCCATTACAACTAAACGTTCTATGATATCGAATTGTTTCTTTTCAGATAGGCATTCTTTCATTGTATACATGATGTCCATCATTGACTCAGAGCGATTTTGAAACATCTGCTCGTATTCGATAACTAAACTGATTGTCGGATACAAAGATCCTTGATACATTGGGTTTGCAAGAAGGTTTTCCATAGTTTCTTTTGGTATTATGGTATTCCAATTAACTGTCCAATTTAACAGATGCCAAAGGATATACAAAATCGGATCACTTATTTCATCCGTAATAGTAGTTGTACCGTTACAAATTGTTGTTAATTGTGTCTGAATACTATTCGGTGTAAAGTATCCTTTTTTGTCAAATGTAATAATTGGTTCTGGTACGATAACATTTGGGTCATTCATAAAACTAACAGAACCAACGATTCGAAAACGTACGGGTACGCCGTTATGGTGTTCTGTCCATTTTTCATTTAGTGTTTTTATCATTGTCGTATCCTCCTATATTAAATTATTTCGTGTTAGCAAATTGTTAGATAGGACATTATCGTTTACACAGGTATATAAAATACGAAAGAAAGGAGGGATCTTTATATGACAAAGAGACGTTATGCTTTAAATAACTTATTCATGTTCCTGGTTTTATTTATAACAGGCGGGGCCGTCTATATAATGATGGAACTTTGGTTTCGTGGGTATTCCCATTGGACCATGTTTCTGGTAGGCGGGATTTGTTATATTGAAGTTGGATATCTTAATGAGTTCATACCATGGGAAGTCCCACTTGCAACTCAATGTCTGATCGGAACATTGATTATTACAGTCAATGAATTTTTGTCCGGCTGTATCATCAATTTATGGTTAGGCTGGCATGTGTGGGACTACAGTGAATTACCGATGAATATTAAAGGGCAGGTCTGCTTACCATTCTGCTTCTTATGGTTTTTCATATCTGCCGTCTGCATTTTTATCAATGACCTGCAACGGTATGCAGCAAAGATGGGTGAGATTCCACACTATCATGTATTCAAACTCCCAGCAGAATGTAAGGCAAAAAAATATAATATTATTAAGGAAATGATTAAAAACTGGAAAAACAGACGTAATGATAGAAAAAAATACATTACGATAAAATAGACATAGGTGGAAAGAGGAATAACCTCTTTCCACCTATTTTTTTAGTTCGTGAGCAATGCCGGCTTGTTCATTATCGAACACCGGCACACCCTTTTAGTGGTGTCCGCCAGTGAATCACTGTTCTTCCAGACGTTGCTGGAGAACGGGAGAGATATAAATCTAGAACCTTTTTGGACAACAAATTTGCCTTTTTTAAAGTTCATTGATAATGTTGCAGTCATATTCCTCCTTATGTAGCCGCCTTTTGGTTTGGGATATGACGTAACCCATATTATTGTATATATTATATATACATGAAACTATCTAAATCTCCAATTTCTGGTGGACCTACAGGGGTATAATTTGTTAACCATCGTTTGATCGTTTCAATCGTTGTTGTCTTATTGTCAGAGGCATCTTCCAATATGAGCACTCCATTATGGTATAATTTTATGAGGTGTAACCGGCTATGGTTAATCGACGTACGTGATAACCAGCGTGATTTCACGACATACCAATCTCCGTATACAGTATACGTATGCGCATTGTTTGTTTTCTTGTCGTAAACAGCTATTGCTTCATTTGAATTAACAAATAGCACTTCTCGATCTATGCACCCATCATGCTTAATGGGATTGCGTATTGTTACCTCCCAACGTTGAATGTTTGCTTTATAAAAACAACCAGCGATAACAGTTGGTTCTAACATTTTTACATGCATATATACCCTCCTACTCTATCTAATAATTGTTGTGTCGATCACATTGATACTTTTTGTAGTTGGTAATTTAGAAAAAGTTCGTCTTCTTCGCTTATACCATTCCTCCATTTTTGGTATTGATTTATCTATAAATTCGACAAAATACGTATCTTTGTCCGGAGCATATTCTGCCATTCGGCCAGCCAATTGTTCTGAGTTTGGAGTGGACCGTGTTGGTTCCGTGTTGATCAACATCTGTAACCCAGGCATTGTGATTCCAGTTCCTAACATTTGGACAGTTGCACAGATATTATCATATTCTCGAAAGTGTTCATCTTTATTTCCTTCATAATATGCACATGTTGTTCGTTTCGGGAAATGGTTGCTGAGTACGTTGGAAAAGTGTTCAATTGATGCAATTGTAGATGATGCGACTAATAGTCTACCTTCTAGTATTTTCTGTGTTGCCATATTTAGAAATCTCAAGATTTGATGCTCCAATTCATCATGTTCTAACTCATAACTAATGTAATTATGCGCATTAAATCCTCGACGAGTAAATATAAAATCAATATCATCTGGGGTTGGGTGTGTTTGAAATAAGATAAAGATAACATTGACATGTTTTCTACTGTTTGGGTTTGCTTTTGATAGCTTAACAACTCGATTGAAGCTCTTCTGAAAAACAGCATTCCGCTGTGGATCACTCAATGCGAATGTTGCAGTCAGATAAAATGTTTTCCACACGTCCGTTGCATAATCTAATGCTAATGTCGATGTGAATTCTTTATGTGCTTCATCGATAATTTTAATACCAATTCCAACTTTCACAAATACATCGTTGAGATAATCTGGGCCTTTTTCTGTAATTGCATTTTGCAATGTTCGATGAATAACTAAGAAAATATATTTTCGATTCAATTCTCGTTTTTTCATGGTCAAAAGTTTTTCTAACCCCTTTGACCCATCAATGATAAAGATATTGTCTTTGGTGAGCTGCGTATATTTTACAATATCGTCAGCCCACTGATCTCGTAATGTTTTCCGATGCGTCACCACCAACGTTCGGCATTGTAAAATAGAAGAAGTTGCAACTGCGCAATATGTCTTACCACTTCTAGTCGGTATGTTCAGTACCATTTGCGGTGATTTGAACAATGGTGCGTACTCTTCTTTTCCAGATAGGAATCGAATTACTTCTCTTTGGAAGTTGTCTCTTGGTTCACATTCTACATTGAATGTAACTTTTGTAATTGGGTTACATTCTGACACATACGTAATTGGAACTTTAAACCAGTCTTCTAAAATCTTCTCATTATACCCTCTTGGGATATATAGTATTTTATTTTCCTTATCATACTTATAGTAATGCGTTTGCTTAAATGTAATTGGATCTTTGGTAGATAAGTCATACTCTAATTTATAAAACATTCCGAGTTCATATCCGATAATTTTGTAATGCGTATGATATGCTCGGATAATTACCTTTGGTTTCATATCAATGCCCTTTCTTAAATAAAAGCACCTGACTCAGAATAGAATCAGGTGCTTACTATTTTTATTATACAGATTGTACATAATCTGGACGATTTGCTCGATCAGATAATGTTAATCGGAAGTTTGGATCAAAATCCGATGTTGCAGTCTTATCAAATGTAGACTGGTCGGTAATCAATTGGTATCTCAGATATGGAGTACTTAACGATGTATTGATCGATGGGTCTTTCTTCAATGCTGTCTTAATTGTTAACATTTCATAATCCTGTTGCATAACAATCCGAGAGAAATTCGGACGCTTCAACAAATTATCTGCTCGACGGATCAATTTATAAATGATCATTTCACCGTGTACAGACATTGCAGAGATCTTAGACTCGATCAGTAAGTCACACATCTTCTGTACCAGTTCATCGATTGATGTACAGCCGAGGTGCTGCTTATTATCAATCAATTTTTCAATCTGTTTAATTGGTTTTGTCAACTCGTTGTTTTCTACATCAACTCGACAAACGAATTCTTCTAATGCAATATTATCTAAACTTAAGTATAGATAATCGCCTTGATCGTCCGATCCAGAATTCATTCGATTCAATAAGTCTGTGTGGAAGAACAAGTCTTTATTGTCAACATCACTGAATTCATAACATTCCTGCTGTCGTTTTGAGTTTCCTAGATTTCGAACAACGTAAAATTTTGATGCGTAGTAAATCAGATCAATTGGAGCATCCAATGTATCCTCGAAACTGCCGTCATCGTCATCGTCCCAATCGGATTTCTTTTTCTTCTTCCTCTTTTTATTCTGGAATTTAGCAAGCAGGTTGTCGTTTTCATCATCATCCGGGTCGGCTGACATGAAATCTGTATTACGAATTAGGATAGAATATTCTTCTAAATCTTCCGCTTCCGGATTTAATACGACATCCGTTGCAGTCACCTGGAAAAATTTATCAAATCCTTCCTGGAATTTAATCATATGGCTGTTTGTACCTTGACTGTGCTTTGCAGACAAGATTCCCTGGACAACAGGGTTCATTGTTTCTACAGCAGCAAATGTACCTGCAGAATTAAGAGATTTATTCACATAGAAGAGATCGCCATAGCATTCTCTACATACTCCATCTTTTGCAGCACAGGTTGTTGGAGACCGCATCCAAACAGTTTCGCCAATTAAATTTTCATCCGTATCACTATTGACGATATGATACTGGTGTTCTCCTCTACGACGATAGCGTCTTCCATCAATCTTTACTAAATGCTGCTTAGATTTTATTTCAAAACTTAACGGATTAACTGTATTACAATCTGTTACAGTTTTTGATAGTTTTACAGATGTAGTTGCGATTGCAACCATGATGAGGAAGTAACCGGTACTTCCCATATATTCATTATTTAAAATTGCTGCTTTACGGCCACTGATGTTATTGATGTAATATCGTACAAATGATGATAAATCGCCCGTAATATAGTTTGTATTAATCGGAATAGGAATTGTTTTACCATTTTCGTCAGGTTTTAGTGCAATAACAGTCTGTACTTCACCTAGCTGTGCATATTTTACATCCTGCATAATGGCTTTTAAATTGTTCCATTTCGGGTGATTCATAATCAATGCTCGATGGGCAGCACAAGCATCTAAAGCCTCTTGTTCAATTTCGGCAGGCTGCTTAGTTTCATCAAGATGATAATGCAATAGGTCATCGAACCCTGGAATTGTCTTTGCCAATTTCATAAACAAATCAACGTTGATAGATATTCCAATGAAATCAGAAAACATTCTGGTTATTCTTGTTAAGTAAAACATAGTCTTACCATTGGCACGACTCAATTCTTCGGATCTTACAAATTGTCGATACCGTTTCACATAAAAATGATTGATGTAATTTCCAATCTTTTTCATTGTAATCGCCGGCATTTGGTCGGACCGAATGATCATGTCATCAGAAATCGGTACCTCTATATCTGTTGTATTTGTAATATGAACTGCCGGGTACCACATTGCCATATTGAATATGAAATGGTTGAATGGGAGCCAGCGTACTTCTGTATCATCACGATACAATTTGAAGTAAACTGGGCATTCTCGGAATTCGTCATGTTCACAACCATACTGCATGTTGGAAATCAATAATTTATAGAAGTCTACATACTTTTCGTTTGTTTCCATGTAGTCTTCTATGATAATGATGCTATTATCGAACATATCCATGATTCGTTTTGCATCATCAGACAATCCTGTTGGAATTGCGTCTGGTTCAAACACAATCCCATTCGGATATTCAATCCGTACCTTTTGTTTTCCCATAATTATAAGACCTCCTTAAGTATCTTATAGATTTTGTCCAGACAAATGTAACTATTTACTCTTTGTCGTCGAGGTTATAATATATTGGTAATCAAAATGATAAATTTATCATTATAAATAAAAAATATAAACGTGTATACAAAATCATGACGAGACGGCACATCGTCATGATTGATTGATTATCTACATAAAGACTTTACTAATTAATGCGATCAACTCATTCCGATGTCGGATATGAATTGTCACCATTCGATTTCGGTAAGTTGAGATTAAATTTCGAATTACTGAATTTTAGGTGTTGCTGTAGGTGGTTTGTTCAAACGTATTAGTAAAAGATTAGGGACCTCCTCTATATGTATTTGGTCATGCAGTATCGATTCATATTCAAGTGAATAATGCATACATGAAAGGGGAAGTTATCCATTTTTTTAAAAAAAATATAAATGAGAGAAGTATCGTTACCAGATTGGTATGATCTTCTCTCATTTTTAATGATTTTGATATTAGCCGATTTTAGACTGCATTTTCGCAATGATCCCGTTCGCTTTTCCAGCAAGTCCCTTTGGTGCTGCCTTTAAGTTTTTTGCCTTCTGAGATTCTTTCTCAGATCTGGTCAGTGCGTTGGACAGTTTCTTGATTGGAGCAACCTTGGACTCAGCAGATTTCTTCTGCATAGTCTTTACGCGGGCTTTGGCTCTGGTGCCATGCTTCTTTTCCAGCTTTCTGGTTAGATAATTCACCATCTTCCATAAGGTGCAAAGTTTCTTGTAATCCGGATCGCCCTTGTCTTTGGCTTCCTCATAAACAGCCAGCTTGTACAGTTTATTCTTCTTTGCCTTCTTATCTAATTTAACAACGGTACGTTCTTCGACCGGAGTCAGCTGAATCAGACCACAGGTCTCCAGTAATTCAGCCATTTCATCTCCGCTTAATTCAGATTCCAATGCGACCGCATACATGGAAGCTAATGCATCATCTGTCATTACGACTTCAGCACCTTCTACAAGTCCAATCTGCTCGGCCGTTTCTAATACAGACATGCCACTTGTTAATGATCCTAACATGTTATGATCTCCTTTCTTTTTGTTACGTCAACTTTTCGTCATCCAATGACCCGTAACAATGGTATATTTTTTGTAATGGGTCATTCCCATTAAAAGAATGTTTCCCGGCCATATTACAATTTGCTTTGATGTATATATTATAAAATCGATGATTGATGGAAGGATATGAGATTGCCGACAAATTGTTAACAAAAGAAAGGAGGGTGAGAACTTCCATGATAGACAATATAGATGCAATCATACAACGAAGTTCATTCTTTCAGAACTGGATCAATAACAATATCGAGATTTATTCTAAATTATATCCTCAGGCAAAGCCAGAAGACCTTCGACGAGTATTGACTGATATTGCAAGAAAATATGCAAAGAAAATGCCGGCTACAATTCATAACAATTACACAGGTTCAACTGTGAATACTGACACGTTGACTGTATATGACTGGGTAGATAAAACACATCCAATTTGTGCTGGAAATGGAACATTTTTCAAGAATCAGGATCAAGCATCGTCACCAATTTCGGACATAATTGATGGACGAATATCTGCTCGCAAGAGTTATCAAAAAATAAGAGATGGGTTTCTTTATGACACATCTTGCTATGAATACCAATATTATGATATGATGCAAGCGGAAGCAAAAATTAAAATTAATTCCATTTATGGTTCATTTGGTTCAACAACATTCCGTTTATATAATTTATATACAGCTGCATCAACAACTGGAACTGCCCAATCGTTGATATCCACAACGGCGGAAGCGATTGAATCATTCTTAACGAATAATGTACGATTCAAATCTATTGATGAAGTATTGGTATTTTTAAACCAAGTTACATCAAAACATGATTGGGAGTTTGATTACACGATTATCCCGGTAATTTGTTCAGACACAGTTGTGTTTGATCGATTATGGAATCATTTCTTTGATGAATCATTGAAAACGTATTCTGCTGAAATGATGATTCGGATGTATTTGCATAATTGTGATGAAGAAGAATTAACTAGAATTTATTATCGGAACAACTTGTATGCATTCATGGATACAAAACTAATGTCTGGATTAATGATGCAAGTATTGTCGAATATTGGAAAAGATGGGTTTCGTAATCCAAATAATGTTCCTAAAGAGATTGTATCTGATATGGAACTGATGTGGAAATACTTATCAGAATTTGTGTTCCATAATTATGCTGCAACTGAACGAATCAATCGATTGGTAAACGATAAAAGAAAATCTGTTATTTTAATTGATACGGATTCTAATATGATTAATATTGAGCCATGGGTTCAGTATTTATTAGATAAGTTCTGGCCAGAAATTGATACTCCTCTGAGCTATGATGACAAAGTGTACGCTGGGGTTAATACAATTGCGTATTTCCTAACACAGATGATTCGAGAGACGTTACGAAAATATTGTAACGACGCAAACGTATTGGAACGTCTTGCACCAAGAATCAATATGAAGAACGAGTTTTATTTTAAGAAAATCCTTCTTGCAAATGTAAAGAAACGATACTCTGCATTGATCAAATTAAAAGAAGGAAAAGAACTCAATCCGCCAAAATTGGATATCAAAGGACACGATTTCCGAAAAGCTGGCGTAAATGATGATATTGCAGTATCATTAATCAGTATTATTCAAAAGTATATTATGGCAACGGATCAAGTGAATATTCCGATGATTTTACAAAATCTTGATTTGCTTGAAATGGATATTCGAGAATCTTTAAAGCATGGTTCTAGAAAGTATTTACTTCGTATGAACTGTAAATCTGAGTTGGCATACAAAGACCCATATTCACAGGGGGCTGTACTTGGAGTTATTTTATGGAATACAATTTATCCAAATCGAGTTATCGATGTTCCAGATAAGTTGGACATGGTATATTTGGATATTCCGAAGGAGTCTAGTTTGGCCAGAATCGATAGTTCATTTCCAGAAGTAGCAAATACGATTCGAAAATATATGTTCCATGGGCATAATTCAGAACGATATACAAGGAATGGAATTAAATATTTAGCATTACCAAATGACGGACAACCAATTCCAGAATGGGCAATTCCGTTTATTAATGTCAATAAGATTGTATCTAGAAATATTGGAACCTTTGATCCGGTATTAACTGCGTTGGGATTGCCGGAAGCAAAGGGGACTAGTAATGATGAGATTAAATATTTCAGTAATATTTTGGACATTTAAAACCGTAGTAACAGTTTTACAAATTAAATCATTAGGAGGATAAAAAAGATGGCAGACAATCAGAACACAACTCGGGATGTACAGAGTGTGAGAACACGAGACATTTCGTTCATAAACATTGATGAAAAAGTTCAGTGTGCATTAGAATTGTCATTTAACGATGATATGGTGCGCGTTGCATTTACTCCGCCACTTCCGGAATCAGAACGTGGGGAGAAACGATATTTCGATTATCAGCATTCTGTAATGACAGCTCTTAGCAGAGTTAAGATTCAGGAATTGCTTACAAAGTACCAGGAAGTATTTCTACCAAAATTATTAGCCGGTGAATCGAAATCAATTTCTGTGCCAGTTGGAAATGTGAATCAGTTTGGCATTAGTACCGGTTACAATCTTTTCGGCGATGGCGAGTGCCATCCGTATGCATTCTTGATCCGTGGAATCTCTCCAGAGACATTGACATCTGCAGATGTCATTATGTATGTATTTAGGAAATCCGAATCCTTGGAAGATTATGATCCAAAAACTGGAGAATATGGTAGCCGTAATATTGGCCATGCGGAGTTTTACATGTTCATCGATGATCTGAAAGAGTTTAAAGCAGCAAGTTCCAAAGCGTACGTTCATGCGGCAAGATGTGTTGATCGGGCATACAAAGATATGATTTCTAATAATTTACAGAAACTGATGGAACATGCCGGCATTGAAATCCCGAAATCAGACGGTACAAATCGAAATGTAAGGTACGGGTCTATCTTTGGCGGAAGTCCAAAGAATGATGCGGTACCAGCAAACACCTCAACGTATACCAATTTTGAAGATTTGGCGAATGCGTTAGGGTAATATACAAATGTAAAAGAGACTGGAACCAAATTCTTTGGAACCAGTCTCTTATTTTTAAGGAGGACGACTATGAGTGAGAAAATTTTAGAAACGAGATTAGGTACATTTCAAATGATGTATAATGAGCAACCAACAACTAGAATGGTATTTCATAATACATTGAGAGATTTCATGCTTGCAAATGGGAAAGAATCGGAGTTCAAAGAATTTGTACTGTTTGAAGTAACATCTGCGAAATCATCAATTGTAACGTTAAATGACCCGAATATTGTTATTGGACAGAATGAGCCAGCGACTGAGACAATTCGTGTTGTTATGAACGCTGCCACCGGTAATGGCCATGTATTTTCTATTCAAGTTATTGAAGTTGGAGCGAATATTACTGTCATGGTGGATGATGATCATGGGAGATATGCATACATGAAGGAAGATGTTCCAAAGAAATTTATGTTTACGATGAGTGAGATTATGGAAGCTAGTAATCGTCAAATAGTTATGGATTATAGTGAGCAATTATTAACAGAGGCTCTTGCATCTGAGTTGCACTCTCATACCAGCGAACTATCAAAAGCAGTTCAAGCTATTCCATCAAATAGCCGATTCGATGGAGTTGACTCTATTGAGGTTCGGACCAGAAGTGCGAAATTCGAGTATCCATATATTGAAAAATTGAAGTTGACTGTGTACGCAGACAACGGAGAAGCATTGTTTCAGACGTATTATGAATTCGACGAGTCAAATCATACGTATGTAATTAAAGAACCGGTAACGTATTCGGCTACAGACATTAAGGCCGATATGGTTCCGTTACCGGAAGCGAAAGAGATGTGGTTTAAAGAATTCATTCATGCCATTTCAGATGTTTTAGACGGAATCATCTTTGAGATGCAAAAATCTATTGAAAACACAAAGAGGTCTGTGGTAAAAGAAAATGAACTAAAGGAGGAATGATTTATGGGAAAAACAATTGTTGTTCCTACAAACGAGGAATACAATAATCTTGTCAATCGTTACAACTTTACAGAAGATACAAAAAATCAGATGCTTCAGTTATACGGATTTCATCGAGGCATTTGTAATATGGTACTGGCGTTCGTTGATCAATGTAACACAGCATTATATGACACATTTAACCAACGATCAATCTCGTATGATTGGAGTGACTACAAGTTGACAGATATTATAGTTTGTCAAAGAAATGAGCCAAATTCAGTTAAAAAAGAATTGGCTATTCAGGGATGGGATATTCCATTACCAATAGGGTTTGTGAATGGGGTATTTGTTCAACTGTCGTATGTGTTCAATGAATTAACTCCGTTAGGAACGCATGAAGTAGATCGAGTTGTCGCATTGGAGTTATGGACAGAAACAAGAGATGGTGATTACCAGAGAGAAGTGCATTTTCAATTATAGAAAGGTGTGCATTTTATGTCACATTATAGATTAAAAATTGTACGGTATGGTACAAATAATAATTCTGTAGAATTTACACGAGTGTATGGGGGGACAATTCGGGATGTTGTAGGCGAATTTGAGGCAATATTTCCGTACATTGGTTCACAATTTAAACGAAAGGTAAATAAGTCTGATACGTCGTCTGCTGCTATCTTGATAGAAAGTAATAAACCTTTTTGTATAACTCGTGATTTAATGGGTTGCGAATATAAACGGAGTTTATCGAAACTCGGCAATCCATCTGATATATATCCTCATAGGTATCTTGTACAGATATATAAACAAACGAGATTGAGCCGAAAAATAAAATTGTCGTTTTATGTAACGTATCCAATATTATCGGAAGTGCCGCATCAAGTTATTTCCGATTTATTAAATATGGATATATCTAAATTTAATAATTTAGACGAATGCTACCAGACTTGTACATGGCTATACGACAATGTAATAGTTGATGCGTCGTTTATGCGGGTATTTTAATAGAGGATGGGACACAGCCGGTCATATGTGTGACCCTGTGTCCCATTTGTTTACGAAAGGAAGTGTTTTTTTATGGCAACTCATGAAATAAATTTTGGAGATGGGTTTTTAACCGGGAAGGTGTCTGTATTTGTTGAGTTAGAGAATGTTTTGCTTTACACGGACGGAATGTGCCTCTGGTTATTGTATCAGTTAATGGAACGTGGAATGGAAAAACATAGGGCGAATGTGTGGCTGGATACGTTTTCATCATTACTTGACACCTGCAGATCCCTCCCCCCATTCCCATCAAAGGATTGGACTGAATTTCCACCTATGTATATTGCCGCGCAAGACAAGCAAGAGTTTAATCCGTTATTAGATTTTGTCGATTTTAAAAAAGCAAAAGAGAGAGGATTAGATCCAATCCGGTATTGCAATGATACGTATCATTGGTTGTGGAAACAGTTGTGTGATGATACATTTAACAACGTTCCGATTGTACCAACGGGTGTGGCTCGTGGACTTCAGGTATTGGCTGGCGATGAATTATTGAAACAGATTTGTATTTATTCAAGTCTTCCATTGGGGCCAATGAAGGATACTATGTATCAATATTTTAAATCTCCACAAAAAATGATATTTATTGATGGCGATTTATCTTATCATATGAGAACATCGACATGTAATACATTTTTTATTCAAAATGTTGAGTCGTTACAATATTTAGAGATATCTCATTCTCATCGGGTAGACGTGTATTTATTAAGTTATAAATTCAATGTGCTAAATAATCCTCAGGACGTAAAGGATGAATATAAAATTGACAAGACAATTATTCTTCCAAACCTTACAACGATCGAAGAGTATCAGGATAGATATAACGTCTATATTAATATTATTCAAGTCCCAATATAACTTTGTACAAGGCAATTAACACAACCCTAACGCACAGAGCGTATTATGATTTTTCTAAGGAGGAAAATTACATGGTATATGAACCAACGGCATTTTCTAATGCTTCATTGTCAAAAAATGAAGCAAAAAAGAAACATAACAAAACGGTTTCTGTAAATCAAATGTCTGAATCACGTTTAAAGAAAAACGTAGAAGCGATTACAAGAACTTATGCAAATATTGTTGCTGGCACGGCCGGACCGTTTGGGAAGAACACAATTATTCAGACTGCTGATCGTACATATTCTACGAAAGACGGCTGGACGGTAGCACAGGCAGTTGAAGTGGACGAAGAACCATCTGTTAAATCATTGGCCAAGATGATATTGGATGTGTCTGCTTCTGTATACAGAACAGTTGGAGATGGTACAACCACATCAATTCTTGGTGCGGATCGACTCCTGTCGTATATAAATCAGTGGATTGAAAATCATTCGTATCCGCCAACATCAAAGTTCATCGAGACAACGTTAGAGACAGGTGTTGGATTGGTTTGTGAACAATTGGAAAAAATGACGAAACCAATTACGATGGTCAATATGTATGACACGATTTATTGTGTGGCATTAATTGCTACAAACTGGGATGAACCGTTTGCAAAAATGATTGCAGATATTTACCAGGAAACTCTTAATCCGATCATTGAAGTTAAAAATTCTGGATCAGATAAGTCTTATGTGGAATATGTAGAGGGGTATGAGGTTCAGGCCCAGTTACAGTTACAGAACTATTATCTGTTATCATCAGATGAAAATGGAAAAGTAGCATTAAAGAAACCGATAATTATAGTTTTTGATTACAATATTCCTGGAAGATTGTTCAATCAGTTGTGTATGATTGCTCAGATGGCAAGTCAGAGCGGTTCTCCACTGGTTGTACTGGCGCCTGGATATGAAACAGAATTCATATCCCAGGTAAGCTCATTCAACGTACAGCAGCTACAGAATAAGAAGCCTATTTTACCACTGTTTCCGGTAAAATATTTTACGCCATCATACGTGGAACGAGATATGATCGACGATCTTTGTGCATTAGTAGGTGCGCAGATTATTACGAAGGAAAATGCAGAATTGGAGGCATTGATGGGGGATCTTTACAATTACATGTTTTCATCCCCAAATAAACCGAAGCCAGGGGCAACTGCTACGGAGATTACTGATTATGATACACGATATCAGAAGTATTGTGAAGAACGGGATAAGCTAATTGCTGATAGTTACGTTGAGTTCCAGAAAGTTGCTGGTATTTGTGAAACCTGCACCATCAGTAACAAGCAGTTCCAAGTATCTGGACTCACTCATCAGGTTACTGATTTGGTTCAGAACAGAATCAAAAAACTGGAAGCCGAAATGAATCGAAAGATGAAAGAAGCAGACAGTCTGAATTTTGTCACAGCAGAAATGTATCCGACTAGAATTCGTCTTGGAAAACTACGGTGTCGGATGGGCACCATTTATGTCGGTGGTTATGGAGAATCAAATTTGTCGGCAAAACGAGCGGCACTGGACGATGCAATTCGTGCTTGTCAATCTTGTTATCTGTATGGGTACACCATTGGCGTCGGATACGCAATCCCGAGAGCATGTGTACTGGTAAAAGAAGCATACCCGAATATGGATTCTGCAGTGATCGAAGTTATTAACAGTATTGGTGCTGCATTCACGGATGTTATATGTAGAGTCGCTGCAAATAAAGTTGACGGTAATCTTGATATATATCCGGTAAAAATCGGCAATTGTGAAATGCCGTTCCGGGATGCTGTTCGTGAAATTACAGAAAAGGGTCTCCCTGCTTATAATATCGTCACAGATTCACTTGACGAATGCTTGATCGAACCCTCTCGGATTTCAATTGAATCATTAAAGGCATCTATGCGAGTTGTTATGATTTCTGCTACATCAAATCAGTACTTATACAGAAAGTATTAGTCGTTTTATCATGGGAAGGTGTTGATGAATTATGACAATTCGAGAGTACTTAGATAACCCGATGGGTAAGGGAGATTCCTCCCTTCCCAATCGGAAAGCAATGATCCAAGTATTGGAACAAAAATACTTGGAACTTGATCGAAAAAAAGGGAAATTGATTAAAATGAAATGTTACCGAGAACCACTAAGAGATGTATACTACTTTCATTTAATCATACCATCTGAGACAGACAGAGATAATACATATGATGTTGTATTCCGTTTCTATGATCCGGAAAAGAAACATTACAAAGATTTGTCAATATCTGGTTTTGATGTGCAAATGTTTACGAATACGCCATCGTTTGCATACACGTTTGCTCACACATATAAACAAAACGGGCTACTGATTGCTTCATTGGGAAAGAAACTGAGTCGACGAATGATTCAAGATCCTGCAACGGTTCGAAATCGTTTTGGAATTGTGAATTTTGACAAGTATTTATATTTTGGAGCAAGGTATATTGTTGATAGCAAACGAATGAATCGAATTGCATTGGAATCTGTCACAATCCCATACAATAGCGTCACATTTGGAAATAAGATTCGGTCATTGGATCAGATTATGAAAGAATATAATGTTGCTGCAAAGAAATTACGGGTAGAGAAAGCTCGTGTAACAGTTGGAGAACGGCCAAAGAAACAGTCGACATTACCATTGTCGGATGCAGGGATTTATGGAAATCGTAAAAAACAACTAGCTACGAAGAAAACTATAAAAACTCCAAAGACCCCATCGAAGCCAAAGAAACCAATTCGACACACGGGAAAGAAATAATTCATTTGGGTATACATTATCCTTTTGAATGCTTGCGAATAAATTATGGGAGGATACAGAAATGACAACAATACCAATGGTTGACGAATGGGAACGCGATCCAGAGGATTCTTACGTATATAAGTTTGGTTCCAATATCAAATTAAACCTACGAAAATTTCTTCCAAAAAGTGCCATTCGTTTATTCGAAAAAAATCCAGAGGCGATGGAAGCTTGCGAAACGTTGGCAATCAAACGTACTGCATTTCAGAATAAGATTTCTGATATTTGTCAGTATATTGATTTCTTCATTGAGTATTTCGATTCGGATAAAGAATTGCCGTCAATCTATTTGAATTTAAAGAAAATGATGGATGACGGAGAGTTGAATCTGACCCCGTCAGAGTTTTCAACATTCTTATTTCGTGATGTCTTCTGTCGCAGCAATATAAAGTATAATATTTATCGCATGGTGGAAACTTGCTATCATATCGATGTTACAATCGACTCAAAATCTGGACGAGCGTTTGTTGACCCAGATGATTTTACGAATGAAGATGTGAAGCGATTGCTGGCAATTTCTACGATGATGAAGTTATTAATTCCTCCAATAGAACACTACATTTCGAGTTCCAAAGTGTATGATCCAAAAAAGCATGGTGATTTAACACTGGTAAGTTTCGTTGAAATTTTCTATAAGACAGGAAATGGACGATTAACTGGAGATGTAGATAACCCGATTGTTGCATCTGAAGCAATGATTCGAGTTCAAAATGGAGAAGACACTGTCGATGAGGTAGATTTACTACTTGCAAAGATGTATAAATTCGTTCTGAAACGATTAAAGAAACATAACAAAAATCACAACACAATTTGGCAGCAACAGGCTGCATTACGTGGTTTGACAGAAAATACACATCAGGATAAACTTTTGACAAAGTATCTGATCTATGATAACTTCTTCAAGTTTAATTTTCGAGATAATATTGTGTCATTTTTACAGTCGATTGTAGAGACACAGTTGAAATTCACAATCAATATTATCAAGTATCGGTATGATCCGGTGTTAGTTGATAATGTGAAAACACAGGGGAGCGAATTATCTAGCATTGATAAATTGGAACAGTCTATGGTTAAGGTAGATGAAACTCAAGTTATCAAGGCAGAATTAGCAATTGAATCTGTTATGGACCGGTTGATAAAAGAAGTTGGTCCAATCAGCGAAGATGAAATTGATTACTATCAGGCATACTTGAATTCTGATAATTTATTCCGAAATAATTTATTGGAATATTATTTTGCGAAAGAATTTGGCGGGTTTACAGAATTGAAGAGTATGCCAGATCGGCAGTATATTATGTTGACTGTAATTGCAAAACGTCGTTTACGGAGAGATGGATTTCACCAAGTACAATGGTTAATGAGTGCAATCTCTCAAGGTAAAGTAAGTAATCGATTGGTACAAAATACAAAGTATACAAATAAACTCAGCCAGTCTTCTGGCTATCAACATCTAATGAAGAATAAATATTCAACATTAGAAGGTTATCGAGACGATGTCATCTTATCTGTTGTATCAAAGGTATTGAATAACGTATACCGATTTGTAGAATACGAACAAAAAGAGTTGACTGGAGAAATTATTGCGTTCGATGAAGATGTCATTTCAGATGAGTTGATGAACTTGATCGATGCATTTTAAGTAGAATTTATTATGGGTTGTGCTAGTATTGGACTTGCACAACCCTTTTTAAATATATACATAAAAGGAGGATAAATAATGAAACTGTCGGAAATCTTGAAAGAACATCCAGAATTATTAGACGATGATTATCCGGGATGTGATGTTTGTGCAGCATATGATTTTGCGATGGAAAAGTTGATAGAGGGGGTTGGTCCAGACACGAAATCAGGGCGTGATTTTTATCAAATGATGTGCTATGTGTTTGATGGGGAATTCTGTCGCCCCAGATGCCCAAAATGCGGAAAACCATTGGAACTTTGTAGTACAAATTATTGTATTGGAAATGTTGTTGGTGGGACGAATTCCTTATCGTCTGACCAGGAGTTCTTTATGTCAAATTTTTGGCATTGCCCGGATTGCGATCAGAGCTATGCAATGTACCCAGTTCCAATTGAGTGGAACGCTAATCATGATATTTATTATACTGGGGGAGAACATTATTTGACAAAAGATATGGAGGGCGAACTTCAAAAATCGATTGAAGAAAAGATTAGATCATCCGTGGAACAATTTGTTAGAAGAGTTAAAAATCCAGAAGACAATATAGATAGAAACTTAAGTTCGTGGAATCTGAATTTGTGGATCAAACGAGATGTGTCTGCTGCGGTTGCAGAAATATTATACAAATACGGATTTAAGAAATGAGGTGATAATATGAAGACAGACTTACCAAAGACAAATAAATCAAAGGGCATTCCAATGGATACTTCGAAGAAATATACTGGTAGAAAAAATTGGAATTCTCAGCAGGGCGGTAAGGTGATTCGACGTGCTGGGCGTGGCTAGTGCTAGCTGTAAAAGGATAGGGGCTCCCTATCCTTTTTTGTATCAGTTGTGATATTATTGGTCTTAAAAACAATACATTAAAACCAAATACAAAGAAAGGAAGGTATTGCGTATGGTTTCTGAAAACGCAACGATTACAAAGAAGGCAATTCTTGAAGTAGAGTTATCTATTCTTCCGGAAGGTGCTGCTGAGGCAACCGTAGTGTCTTTAACAGAGGGCCAGGTGTTGTCGGAGTTAGTATACATCAATAATGGTGTGGCCGATACAATTTCTGGTAGAATTAAAGCATTCATGTACAGTTATGTGAAACCGGCTAAGGCTGCAGATTGCATTCATCTGGCGGAGTCTACCTTTGCAGATGCAGTTACGGTCACAAGTATGGTTGTTGACTGTTCTAAGACACATGAGTCTGATGTTCGTAACATTTCTCTGGCCGCGATTCGTTCTGTAACAATTGGTACTGATGAGCCGGTGGATGAACCAGCTCCGGCAGCAGAGTTGAGTGTAACCAATGTGGTGATGGATACTGCTAACTCCCTGGTTACCTTTAATTCCAATCAGGAGGTTGTTGAGGTTCAGTGGAACGATGTAACTGTAGCACCGAATCTGGTTGAGGGTACTACCTATCAGTATCAGCTCGTCGGAGTCACTGTTGAAGCAACAAATCATCTGACTGTAAATGGTCAGGCGATCGTCAATCCGGCAGATGGTTCTGTTGACTTTACCGCATAGGTAAAAAACAAGGAACGTATTAAAAGTATTAAGATAGACAGAGTACAATCACTCTGTCTATCTTTTTTGTAAAAAAATAGGCGCCTTTGCAGACGCCCAGACCTTGACCAAACAAGCCTTACATGAAGTAAGGTCTGTCCGGGTCAAGGTTTTCTTTTTTGTTGTCCTCCTCAGTATTGTCAAATCTGTCATTAAACTCAGCAATCATATAGTCTTCTGACGATTTAATCATCGCCTTGATCATACCTGCGATTGCAGCAATACCAGATACCGACAGGTCCTCGATCTCAAATACGAAATCGAACCCTGCGACCTTGGTGTGTTTGGAATGGACGGTTACTTCCTCTCCAATTTTACTGTCAATGATGTAGCTACGATGAACATAGTCTACACCATCACTAACGACGTGTACGGAAATTTTTTCATTAGACCGTACACCCGAGTTATTGTCAAGCATATGGTGCCGTTTTGGGAAGTCAATAGTGATTGCTCCAATGTGATGGGTATCTTCATGCCACAGGGTTGTCTCAATATCTATTGCAGTATCTTTCGTGCTATTACGATAGTCGTTGTAATCAACAGTTGTATCTGTTGTTACAATCGGCTTGATCGTCAACGTCGCACCAATAGTTGCCGCTAACTCCCATGGAAGTTTTGACATGTTGTTAACAATAGCTTCATATACTGTACTATTGTTAGTAACTTTTTCCATCATTTTTTCAATCATTGTCTTCTTCATAGTATTCTCCTTCTCCCACTCTGATAGTGGGTCCACCGCCTTTTGGTTTAGGGTATGACGTAACCTATTATTACATTGATTATATATATTTGAAATATAGAGAAATACA